ATACACCAAGAAAGGAGAAGAACATGAGAACCATTAAAGTTTCGGAAGTGATTATTCCGAAAGAGTTCACTCAAAGCACTCCCAGAAGTGACAAGATTGAAAGAGTCAAGAATTATGTTGAAAAGCATAATACCATTGATAAACCGATTGTTGTTAATTCTGATGGAGTTCTGACAGATAATTATGTACGTTATCTGGTTGCAAATCAATGTGGTCTGGAAGAAATTCCTTGCATTACTCAGGAGGATAAGGTAGAAAGACCACCAGTAACTTACATCGTTGGGATGTTTAGAAACTGCCATAAGAAATATACATGGAAGAACACTAGAGGTATTCCTGTAAAAGTAGGAGATGATGTATTGGTTGTCTCTGATACAAAGAAGGGCAGAAAAAAGGTTGTAGTAACTGTTGTGAATATTACTCAGTCAACAGATGCAGCAATGTTAAAGCATAAGCCAATGATTAAGAATCTGTCATTGAAAAAGGAAAAATAATGGCAGAGAAAAGTCGTATGACTTGGGAAGAATTTGCAAGGGAACATCCTGAGTACACCCGAAAGAAAAAGAAAACCATGCAAAATAAAATGAGTTTTCTGTGTCAGTGCAAAACAGGTCATGTATTTGATTATCGTGAAAGAGAACGATATTCAAAGGATAATCCGCATTATGCACCTTGTCAGGGCAAATGTCCTTATTGTGGCGATAGTTTCACATTTATAGGCAGCGGAAGTAATGTATATCCAATTAAATGGAATTTTACAGGATAATATCAAAGAAAGGTTAGGTAAATAGTATGAATTTTGTTGTAGATGATATTGTAAAAGGAATATCAGATAATTATTGTATCACAGACATGGATATGACAAGGGGTAGAATCCTTTCTGTTCATGGAGATGAAATCGAAGTACGTGTAATGTCTCATAAGAGTAATCCGTTTTGTCTTGGAGCATCTTATGTAGTAGAAGCACAGTATTTTGAGAAAATCGGTCACATTAAACCATTTAACAGGGAAGAAGTTCTGGAACTGATTGCCAAAGGCAATCAGAATAAATTAAATGAATATGATTTTTATGGTGCTAACCTCAGAAGTGCTGACCTCAGAAGTGCTGACCTCAGTGGTGCTGACCTCAGTGGTGCTAACCTCAGAAGTGCTGACCTCAGTGGTGCTAACCTCAGTGGTGCTAACCTCAGTGGTGCTAACCTCAGAAGTGCTGACCTCAGTGGTGCTAACCTCAGAAGTGCTAACCTCAGTGGTGCTAACCTCAGTGGTGCTAACCTCAGAAGTGCTAACCTCAGAAGTGCTGACCTCAGTGGTGCTGACCTCAGAAGTGCTGACCTCAGTGGTGCTAACCTCAGTGGTGCTAACCTCAGAAGTGCTAACCTCCTGAATGTTAGATATGATGAGTGTACAGGGTTCTTTGCTCTTGTATGCCCTGAAGAGGGTTCATTCATTGGTTATAAGAAAGCAAATGGTCATATTGTAAAACTTAGAATAACGGAAGATGCTTTACGTTCCAGTGCCACAAGTCGTAAGTGTCGTTGTTCTAAAGCAGAAGTTCTTTCTATTACAACTTTAGATGGTGAGGATGATGGATTAACTTCAATTCCGAGTAATTACGATAGTAATTTTATTTATCGTGTAGGAACAACGGTTGAAGTAGAGGATTTTGAGACAGACAGATGGGATGAATGTGCTGCTGGAATCCATTTCTTTATCACCAGACAGGAAGCTGTACAGTATTAATGCGGTTCTGTAAAGGTAATAGAGTCGAAATACAAAGTAGTTGTGGAACTACAAAAAGCACTGGAGAAGTAATTCGATATATTGATTATCCACCAAAATACAATAGAAAGTATGTGCAAGTAAAATTGGATAGTGGAAGGATTAATCAATATAGAGAAGAATCTTTGAGAAAGATTGGATAGGTGATACAGATGAAAAAGTTTAAATCTGGTGACAGAATAATTGTTACTGCCGAGCATATTCAATCATATGAACAAATAGGAACAATAAATTACTATTCTTCTTCGACCAGTTGTAAAATCCGTTTTGATAATTGGAATGGACTAGGAAGAAAAGAATTAGTGATTAAAGAAATATATTTAGAAAGGTATGAAGATAATATGGCAGCAGTTAAGGGTAATTACAAAGTAGCAATGGTCAAATTTCTTGAAGGAGTTAATACCACAAAGGATTATGCATTTGCATTATTCGATGATACTATCAAAAAGGATGATTGTGTCTTGGTTGATACAACAAGAGGTTTTTCTGTAGGAAAAGTATCTGAAGTAAAATCTCAGGTTGACTATGATGGTGTTACAGTTACAAAGGAAGTTGTGTGTAAGGTTGACTTTGCAGATTTTGAGAAACGCAAGGAAAATGAAAGAAGAAAGATGCTCTGAAGAAGCGAATGGACGCTATGATTAAAGACAATCAGGAGGTTGTACTTTATGAAATGTTGGCAAAGACTAATCCAGATATGGCTGAAATGCTTAAAGAGTATAAAGAGCTGTCTAACGTATAGCATATAATAACTATCAAAGTTATACATCAAAATAAGTATGAATTTAATTTAGGAGGAAAAATAAATGTTAAATGAAGTTATGAATGGAATTACAGTTGCGTTACCTTTTGTTGTTGGTGTTGGTGGAGTAGGTGTATTGGCATCTGGATATGTTAAAGCATCTCCTGATACAGCATTGATTATTTCAGGACTTAGAAAAAAGCCAAAGGTACTTATCGGAAAAGCTGGTATTAAAGTTCCTTTCTTTGAGAGAATGGATAAGCTTTCTCTCAAGCTTATCCCGCTGGATATTAAAACAGGAGATGCAGTACCTACTGCGGATTGTATTAACATTTATGTTGATTCTGCTGTCAATGTTAAGGTTGGTTCTACATCTGAGATGGTTGAGATTGCAGCACAGAACTTCCTTAATAAATCTACAGAGGAAATTGGAGATATTGTTACAGAAGTTCTTGAAGGAAATATTCGAGAGATTATCTGCACAATGAAACTTCGTGAGCTGATTGGCGATAGAAAAACTTTTGTTGAGAAAGTGTCTGAAAATGTTATTCCAGACCTTAAAAAGATGGGGTTAGAATTGGTATCGTTTAATGTACAGCGTTTCTCTGACGAAAATCACGTTATCAATGATTTAGGAATTGACAACATTTCTCAGATTAAAAAAGATGCTGCTATTGCAAAAGCAAATGCTGATAAAGAGGTAGAAATCGCAAAGGCAAAAGCTTCTAAGGAAGCGAATGATGCAAGAGTACAGTCTGAATCCGAAATTGCTATTAAACAGAATGAACTGGATATTAAGAAAGCTGAATTAAAGAAAGAGTCTGACATTAAAAAGGCAGAAGCGGATGCAGCTTACACGATTCAGGAAGAGGAACAGAGAAAGACTGTAGAAATTACAACTGCTAATGCCAATCTTGCAAAACAGGAAAAAGAGCTTGAGTTGAAGGAACGTGAGGTTGCTATTCAGGAAAAGACTCTGGAAGCATCTATTAAAAAGAAAGCAGAAGCAGATAAATATGCAGCACAACAGAAAGCCGATGCAGAACAGTATGAGAGACAGAAAGAAGCTGAAGCAGAACTTTTCGAAAGACAGAAAAGAGCAGAAGCAGACAAGTTTGAAGCAGAGAAAGAAGCCGAGTCACGCAAAGCAAAGGCAGAAGCAGAAAGATTCTCTAAGGAACAGGAAGCAGAAGCAGTAAAAGCTGCTGGTAAAGCAGAAGCAGAAGCTATTGCAGCAAAAGGACAGGCAGAAGCGGAAGCCACAAAAGCTAAAGCAGAAGCGGAAGCTGCTGGTATTCAGAAAAAGGCAGAAGCCATGAAAGAATATGGTGAAGCAGCTAGACAGCAGATGGAACTTGATACTATCAAGGTTTATTTTGAACAGTTACCGAAGATTGCCGAAGCTGTTGGTAAGGGTTATACAAATGTTGATTCTATCAAAATGTTCGGTGGAGATTCTTCACAGTTAGCTGGTAACATCATGACAACTATGAGTCAGGTTACAGATGGAATCAAAGAGTCTACAGGTATTGATATTACTGCATTACTGGGTGGTTTTCTTGGTGGAAAATTAAGTACACCATCTGTACCAAGTGTGAATGTAGGTATCTCTACAGATAAAAGCACCGACACCAATGTTGATACAGACATTGATGAAGATAAAATGTTTTAATTAAAAGGAGGACACAATAATGGGAAGAACTAAACATGGTAAGGATTCTGCAAGAGCAAAGGCTTGTGCAAAATATAAGGCAGAAGGTAGACATATCATCAACAAACAGGAAAAGGCAAAGAAAATTGCTGTTGGTAAGAAGATTAAGTCTCGTAAGACACCTAAGACATCTGATATGAAGTGGGATACACTTATTCGTAATACTGTACAGACTAAGCCTTATGTTGACCCTGTAAGTGGCAATGTATTCTGGGGTAAGGATAAGGATGATGGTAAGGTAGTTGTGAAGAACAAGAAAAAGAAGGTAAAAGCAGCATAAGGAGTGATTGTTATTAAGTACGTTGGAAGCAAAAATAAGGTATCAAAACAAATTGCACCAATATTACAATCACTAATTGATGATAATAATGTCAGTATCTACTACGAACCATTCTGCGGTGGATTGAACATGATGGATAAAATTCATTGCAAGGTTCGTGTGGGTAATGACATTCATAAAGAACTGATTGCTTTATTGAAAAAACTTCAGGAAGGCTGGATACCACCATCAACAATATCAGAAGATGAATATAATTCTGTCAGATTAAACAAAGAGAATTATCCTGATTATTATGTTGGATTGGTTGGATTCTGTAGTACATTTGGTTCAAAATACTTTGGTGGTTATGCCAGAGGATTTAAAGCAGATGGTGTAACCCCTAGAGATATTCCAAATGAAGCAATAAGGAATATTATGAAACAAGTTCCGCTTATTCAAGATGTTAAATTGACCAGTAAAAATTATCTGGATATTGATATGAATACATTATCTGGTGCTTTAATCTATTGTGACCCACCATATAAAGGGGTTACAAAGTATTCTACAGGTGAATTTGACTATGAACAGTTCTATGATTGGTGTAGAAAAGTGGCAGAAACTAATATTTTATGCTTCAACGTATCTATTAACACCCTTTAAATGTATGTAATTTATCTGGATGCAACATAAAAAGCTTTTCAGTTCGGGCTATATGCTCATGAACTTTTAAGCTGGATGTTACTTGCTTTTCCCAGACACACTTAAAATCAGGTGGCATTTCATACTCACTAACACATAAAATATTAGTTTTATGCGTAAAAAACTACTTGTTGCCATTAACAACAAGTAGAACAACAACAGAAATTATCTGTTTGGTAGATTTGACTGCCAAAAGGTGAGAGTATATCTACTCACTAAAATCTATGTAAGTTTATTCTATGTAAATTTTGACCTTTAAGAGATATATAAAATTACATAGGTATCAAACATTGCAAATACGGTCACTTTCTTGGGTCTGCTTTAAGAGATATATAAAATTACATAGGTATCAAATGGAGAAGCAATCGTATTTCATAACTGCTTTCTTTGAGAGATATATAAAAAATAGAAGGAGTAAAAATGATTTTAACAAGAAAAATTCAATTATTAGTAGTTGGTAATAATGATGAAGTAAATAGAGTTTTTGATTATATAAGAGAAGGTATGATTTCTCAAAACAAAGCTATGAATCAATATATGTCTGCGTTATATTTAGCAGAATTAGATAAAATTAGTAAAGAAGATAGAAAAGAATTGAATCAGTTATATGGTAGAATTTCAAACAGTAAAAAAGGTTCTGCTTATTCACAAGATATTGTATTTCCAAAAGGTTTACCAACTGCTTCAAGTTTGTCTATGAAAGTAAAACAGGATTTTAAACAATCTTGTAAAAATGGATTAATGTACGGAAGAGTTTCTTTACCAACATATAGAAGTGATAATCCACTTTTAATTCACGTTGATTGGGTTCGTTTAAGAAGTAGCAATCCACATAATGATTTTGGTTTATATTATAATTATAAAAATCATGCAGAATTTTTGGAACATTTGGACGATAAAGATTTAGAGGTATTCATTAAATTTGCTAATAATATTACGTTTAAATTAATTTTGGGAAATGTGAAAAAATCTGCTTCGCTTAGACATGAAATACAAATGATTTTCGAAAAGTATTATAAAGTTTGTAACAGTTCTATAGAAATTGATGGAAGAAAAATTATTTTAAATCTTTCTATGGATATTCCAGAACAAAAAATAGAATTAGATGAAAATGTAATAGTTGGAGTGGATATTGGTATTGCAATACCAGCGGTTTGTGGATTAAATACAAATGATTATTCACGAAAATACATTGGTAGTGTAAATGATTTTATGCGAATAAAAATAAAAATTCAACATCAAAAGAATAGATTACAAACAAATCTTAAAATGGCTAAAGGTGGTCATGGCAGAAAAAGAAAATTAAAAGCAATGGACAAGTTTACTGATTATGAAAGAAATTGGGTTCAATCATATAATCATTATGTTAGTAAACAAATAATTAATTTTGCTTTAAAAAATAAAGCCAAATATATTAACATTGAAGATTTATCTGGGATTACAAAAGGTAAAAATGTAAATAAATTTTTAAAAGGATGGTCATATTATCAATTACAATCTTTTATTACATACAAAGCAAATAAGTATGGTATTGAGGTTAGAAAAATAGACCCACATTACACTTCTCAAACCTGTAGTTGTTGTGGATATGTGGATGAAAAGAATAGATCTAAAAATGAAAAAGGGCAATCTTATTTTAAATGCCTTAAATGTGGTCATGAAGAAAATGCGGATTTTAATGCAGCAAAGAACATAGCGAAATCAGTTAATTTTGTAAAATAACAGGAACGGCAACTATTTTGCAACAACATAAATAAGTGATAAAAACTTTAAAAAAGTTGTTGACAAGTAGAAACGAATATGTTATACTAAACACAAGTTAAGAGATAGAAAACAAAATTTCTTTTAACAATATAACTATTAAGGTTATACACGAAATAAGCGAGGTTCGATTCAACTTAGTTGATGGGCTGGTACGATTCCAGCGGATAGAGCAATCTATCTAACGCTTAGACTATTTTCATTATATATGGGTTGGCTAACCATTGCCAGTTCGCCACTGGAGAAACATAAACAGCTATATTGAAGATAGCGTAGGGAACTGCGTCAGTGTTCAAGTGTTGTAAATGCAGACAATGCGTGGGTTAAAATGAAAATGTGCATCCTTTAGACAGTAGGAGAACATAATTAGATTAGCTACTAATTATAGGTTAAACTGTATCTACCCATTGGGGTATCGCCAAGCGGTAAGGCACAGCACTTTGACTGCTGCATACATCGGTTCGAATCCGATTACCCCAGTTAAATATCAAAACCTGTCGTTTCGCCTATATGGTGTGCATTATTAAGAATTGGAGCAAAAGCCCAAACGAAACGTAAAACTAAAGGAGTGTCACTGATAATTAGACAGCTATTAAATTAGCAACTCTGGAGTAGCCCCAGACACAGTACCGTTATAAGATAGCTTAGAATTTGAAATGATATATAATTCAAGTAAAAAAGTAAGATAAGAGAATATCTGAAAATTCTTATGAAACAGAAATGGAAATCGCTCAAATCGCCATAATGTTATGAAAGGTCATTATGGATATGTGCCATTAGCTCAGTTGGTAGAGCATTTGACTTTTAATCAAAGGGTTATGGGTTCAAATCCCATATGGCACACTAAGCTGGTGTGTTGGAACTGGCAGACAAGGTAGACTCAAAATCTATTGTTGGAAACAACGTGTGGGTTCGAATCCCATCACCAGCACTGTTGGTTAATCATAATCAACGATAAATATGAATGTAAAGGAGTTAAAACTATGAACAAAAAGATTTTGGTTGTAGTGGATGTGCAGAATGACTTTATTGATGGTGCGTTAGGAAATGACGAGACAAAAGCCATTGTGCCAAAGCTTGTAAAAAAGCTGAAGAAATACGGAAAGGATTATGATTCTATTTATCTGACAAGAGATATTCATTATGACAATTATCTGGATACTCTTGAAGGCAAGAAACTTCCTGTACCGCATTGTATTAAAAAATCTGGTGGAGAAAGTATCAACAAGGATGTTTGGGAAGCTGTTCAGATGCTTCGCAAACAGAAAAAGTATGTAGGTGTAGTTGATAAAAATACATTTGCAAGTAAGGATTTGATTGCAATTCTTTCTCAGGTGTGCAGTAGTAGTGATGAAATCGAACTTTGCGGAGTATGCACAGATATTTGTGTTGTAGCAAATGCCATTGGTTTAAGAACTGCTATGCCAAATACAGTAATTAAGGTTGATAGTCATTGTTGTGCTGGTACAAGTATTAAAGCTCATAATGCAGCTCTCAGAACAATGGCAAGTTGTCAGGTTGATGTAATTGGTAGACATTATGGAGAAAATTCAGAATCTACAGAAACAACGGAAGCAAAGGCAGACACAGATGAATCCACACAGGCAAATGAAAACTAAATAACGGTTATAATTATTAAGGTTATACATCTAAAAAGAAAGGTGAAGATTATGATTAGAGTAAATGGAAAAGAAGTTGAAGTAAAGAGATTTCCTGATGGAACAGCAAATGTAAAAGGCGATGTTAGCTTACAGGGAGAAACAGTTGTTATTACTTGGAATTATGAGGATGATGCTGAGTTTGTAGCAGTTTCATTCTTAACAAAATTCTATCAGGCACATGGAATGAATGTATCTCTTTTCCTTCCATATGTACCTAACGCAAGAATGGACAGAATCGAAGAGCCAAATGATATTTTTGCTATGAAGTATTTTGCAGAAATGATTAATTCTCTGAATTTTGACAGAGTATTTGTAGTTGACCCACATTCAAGTGTTGTAGCAGCAACTATCAAGAATTGCAATGTAATCAATACTAATATTTTTGTGAGCAACGTGCTTGATATGTTGATTCACGATGGTATTGCACCGATTATGTTTTTCCCTGATGAGGGGGCTATGAAGAGATATTCTAAAGGGATTAAGATTCCGTATGCATTTGGTGTTAAGAAGAGAGAATGGGGAACAGGTCGGATTCTTGGATTAGATGTCATGGGAATTAAACCTGAAGATATTAAAGGAAAAGATATTCTTATTCGTGATGATATTTGTAGTAAGGGTGGAACTTTCTATTATGCAGCAAAGAAATTGAAAGAGATGGGGGCAAGAAACATTTATCTGTTTGTTTCTCATTGTGAAAAGAGTATTTATGATGGTCAGTTTGGTGACGATAAAATGAATCTTCTTACAGTGGACTATGAAAAGAAAAGTATTTTCGGAACAACTCAGCACAGAAAGCTGATTGACCATGTGTTCACAACAGATAGCATTTATCCTTTTAAGAGTGATGAAAATGTAACTGTGTTTGCTATGAATGTTGATTATGCTGAGAATGTGTGTGATTGCGGTTGTGGATGCCATTGTAAGGAGGATAAGTAAAATGAAGAATATGATGTTATTATGCGATTTTTATAAAATTGCACATCGGGCTATGTACCCAGATGGAATGACAATGATGTATTCCACTTGGACACCACGTAGTAATAAATTCTTTCCTCAGAGTAAATTTGTAATTTGGTTTGGATTACAGGGATTTATTAAGGAATATTTGGTAAAACAGTTTAATGAATATTTCTTTGATAGACCGTTAGACGAAGTGCTTAATGAGTATAAGTTGTATATCCATAATACATTTGATGAAAATGCTCATACAGAACATATTGAAGCACTTCATAAACTTGGCTATCTCCCGATTGAGATTAAGGCTTTGCCAGAAGGTACAAAAGTACCATATAGAGTACCTTGTTGTACAGTCGAAAATACACATCCTGATTTTGCATGGGTAACAAATTATCTTGAGACATTATTTTCTTGTAATTTATGGTTACCTACAACAACAGCAACAAGAGCTTATATTTACAGAAAGATTATTGAAAAATATATTGTTTTAACATCTGACAATCCGAATTGGAAGAGAGTTGGTTGTGGCGATTTTTCTTTTAGAGGTATGGCTAGTCTTGATGCTGCTATTACAAGCGGAGCTGCATTTTTAACAAGCTTCGATAAAACATCTACAATCCCTTCAATTCAGTATCTTTGTGATTACTATGGAGCTGATGTTGAAAATGAGGATGTTGGAAGCTGGTCTGCATCTGTTGAACATTCTTGTACTACAAGCAATTATGCAGTAGATGGAGATGAAGAAACATTTTTTGTAAGAATGTGTAAAGAGCTTTATCCAAATAAACCTTTCAGTTTTGTGGCAGACAGTTATGATTACTGGAATTTTGTTGACAATATTGTTAGAAAAAATAAGGATGTAATTCTTAATCATACAGGCAGAATCAATATTAGACCTGACAGCGGTGACCCAGAAGAGATTATTTGTGGTATTGCCCCAATGTGGAAAGCTCATGAAAGTAAAGAAGTATTTGAATCTTACTATACCAGAAGTCCAATGATGCAGTCACTTTATTGCAATGAAACAGATACGTCTGGACAGCTTGTTCCAATTTACCTTGAGATTGGAAATAAGAAATATATTGCTACATGGTCTAATGATGGTGAAAACGACACATTTACATATCGTGATGCCACTATTGAAGAGAGAGGAACACTGGATATTCTTTGGGAGATTTTCGGTGGAACTATAAACTCTAAGGGGTATAAAGTATTAGACCCTCATATTGGAATGGTGTACGGAGATGCTATTACACTTGAAAGATGTGAAAGCATTTGTAATCATATGACTAACCTTGGCTATGCAGTTGAAAATGTAGTATTTGGTGCTGGTTCTTACAGTTTCCAGTATAACACAAGAGATACACAGGGCTGGGCTTATAAAGCTACATATGCTGAAATCAATGGTAAACCTATTTTGGTTTATAAAGACCCGAAAACAGGTGATGGTATTAAAAAATCTCAGAAGGGTATGGTTAGAGTATATCGTGACAAAGATGGAGAAATCAAATATATTGATGGAATCCAGAAAGGTCAGGTTGTAACAGATGATGTGAAAGAGTCTGATATTAATATGCTTGAGACTGTATTCCTTAATGGTGAGGTTGTTCGTAACCAGACATTAAATGAAATCAGAAATAGCATCCATGCAGAAAGCAAAGGATTCTAAGAAAGGGATAAAGATGATTAAGAACATCAATGGAAATCTTTTTGATTCAGATGCAAATTTTATTGTACACCAGACAAATTGTTTAGGTGTTATGGGAAGCGGTGTAGCAGCACAGGTAGCTGACAGATACCCTCATGTTGAAAAGGCATATGTTAAATATGTAAAGCATTGCAATAAAAATAAAATTGAAATGCTTGGAACAGTTCAGTATGTTCCAGTTGATACATGGGCTATGGTAATGGTTGATACTATGAAGAATGAAAATGTTGAAGCATATGATTCTAAGTATCAGTATATTGTTAATCTTTTTGGTCAGAAGAATTTTGGTATGGATGAGCAGCAGACTGATTTAACTGCAATGAAAATGGCTTTTTTGGATATTCGTGAGAAAGCTGAGAAGATTGGAGCGACAGTTGCTATGCCATATCGAATTGGAAGCTATAGAGGTGGTGCAGATTGGAATGATGTGTATAAAATTATTCAGGATGTGTTTGGTAAATCTTCTGTAGATGTAGAAATTTGGAGATATGATTTAGGTTAAGCAATTGTTGGTGAGGTGGATGAAAGTCCACCTCAAATTGAATAGAAAGGAAAGTACAGAATGTATAAGTTTAATGTAGAAAAGACAACAAAAGAAATTATCGCATGGATTCAGGACTGGTTTTCACTTAATGGAAATGGTTGTAATGCTGTAGTAGGTATTTCAGGTGGCAAAGATTCAAGCGTAGTTGCTGCATTATGTGTAGCAGCTCTGGGAAAAGATAGAGTGATTGGTGTTCTTATGCCAAATGGTGAACAGTCAGATATTGATATGGCATACAAACTTGTTGACCATCTTGGTATTGAAAACTATACGGTAGACATTCATGGAGCAATTAAATCATTGAAACATGAAATCAAACCTCAATTGTGTGACCATTGGAGTATGCAGACAAGCACTAATCTTCCAGCAAGAATTAGAATGGCTACATTATATGCTATTACACAGACTTTAAATGGCAGAGTGGCAAATACTTGTAACCTTAGTGAAGATTGGGTTGGATACGCTACACGTTACGGTGATGGAGCTGGTGATTTTAGTCCATTATCTCTGCTTACAACAGATGAAGTAATTGCTATTGGAGAGTATCTGGGATTACCTAAAGAGTTGACAAGAAAAGTTCCGATTGATGGCTTGTGTGGACTTACAGATGAAGATAATTTGGGATTTTCATATGCAATACTTAACAGATATATCAGAACAGGTGAATGTGAAGATGAAAATATCAAACATAAGATTGACTCTATGCATAAGAAGAATATTTTCAAGCTAAAACCAATGCCAGTTTATACACCGAATGATTTACCTGTTGCAATTTAAGGAGGTATAAAGTTGTCAATTACAACTGATACAAGATTTGAAAGTCTTGAAAAATTGGATAGAAATGGATTGTATAATTTAATTCTGTCAACTTTACATGATAATAAAGAAAATGGGCTGACAGCAAGAGAAGTAGCGGTTATTCTTTATAATCAAGGCTTGTTAAGAAGCAACGAAAGACAAGCTACAGCACCTCGACTGACAGAACTGGTTGACGATGGAAGAGTTATTATTATCGGAAAGCGATTTGATGAAATCAGTTTAAGGAATGTTGCGGTGTACACAATAAAATAGCAAGAAAGGTAGAATATCAATGACAGAAAAAGAGCAAAAATTAGCAGAGGAAAATCATAATCTTATTTATGATTTTGCAAAAAAGAGAAATTTAGTAGTTGAAGATTATTATGGATTACTTGCGATAGGGTTATGTAATGCAGCAACTTCTTATTCTTCGGAGAATGAGAATACATTTTCAACATATGCGTATTCTTGTATGCAGAACGTAATTAATGATTATTGGAGAGCTATTAGTTTAAAAAGGAGTATTCCAGAGGAAAACATACTATCTTACGATGCATCAACAGATAGTGAGGGAGAGGAAAGTTTCGCTGAGACATTTGCTGACTCTAAATCTGTCATTGATGATGTGATAGGAAATATGCATTGCGAATATCTTCTTGGTGTTTTAAACGAACAGGAACAAACATTAGTTCATTATCTTTTAAAAGGACTGAAAGGTAGAGAAATTGCAGTTCTGATGAATGTGTCAGAACGATATGAAAGACAATTAAAGAAAAAGGTACAAAAAAAACTTAGTTGCTATGCAAACTATTAAGGTTATACCTTTTAAAGCTTTAAAATAAGGACTTTGAGTACACATAAAATTACTCTTTTATGAGGTTCAAAAAGCATAAAAATAAGCTCCTTTCGTTTCAAAATAATATAAAAATGTTGGGTGGATAAATTCATAAAATTTTTAAAGTATTTAAAATAAGATAACCACCCAACATAAAAGAGTAATTCCAGAAAAAGGGATTACGGTATTAAGTTTATTTGATGGTATTAGTTGTGGAATGGTGGCTCTTGAGAGAGCTGGCATTAAAGTGAATAAGTATTATGCAAGTGAGATAGAAGATGTAGCAATTAAAATATCACGAAAAAATTATCCGAATATAATTCAGTTAGGAGATATTCAAAATACTGACGAACAAACTATTAAAGAAATTGGTCATATTGATTTGATTATTGGTGGTAGTCCATGTCAAGGTTTGTCAAGTTCAAATGTGTGGTTAAAAGATGGGGAATATGGTGTTAATGGAACTGGAAAGTCAAAATTGTTTTGGGAATATGTAAGAGTTCTTAAAATTGTTCAAAAAGACAATAATCCAAATGTTGCTTTTTTACTTGAAAATGTAGGAAGTGCAAATAAAAAGGACAAAGAAGTCATAAATAAAACATTAAATTGTGTCGGTGTACCATTTAATTCTCAGTTATTGTCAGCCCAAAATCGTAATAGAGTCTATTGGACTAATTTTGATTTTAATGTTCCTACAGAAAGAATCAATATTTATTTACAGGATTTATTAGAAGATAAAGTAGATGATAAATATTATTTATCACAAAAAATGTATGAGTGTGTTATGTCACCAGCAAAAAAAGGATGGCAAAGTGGCAAAATGGAAATTGATTTAAAGATTGCAAGACCTATTACTGCCACCATGCATAAAATGCATAGAGCTGATACAGATAATTATGTTTCGACAAAATATAAACCAATCAATAAAACCAATATAAGAAGATTAACACCTTTAGAATGTGAAAGATTACAAACTTTGCCAGACAATTATACAAGTGGTGTATCAGATACGAGCAGATATAAATGTATTGGTAATGGATGGACTGTTGACGTTATTACATATATATTGAGTCACTTAAAATAATTTTTTTATTTGCAATCAAAGATTCTTCCTCCTAAAAATAAGTGTTTTTTTATATAAAAAATGTGAAATTTGACAGAATATTTAATACTCTATGTAATAAAATAAGGTAATTTGTTATCTTGAAAAAATTATTTTAGAGAATGGCATTAATGTTCTAAGTTTATTCAATGGAATATCATGTGGAAGAGTTGCTTTAGAAAGAGCTGGTATTCCAGTAGAGAGATATGTGTCGTATGAAATAGAAGAAGCTGCCAATGCTGTAGCGAAATATAATTATCCATCTGATGAATATTTAGGAGATGTATTTGAAGGAGATTTCACGCAATATCAGGGATTTGATTTGCTGATTGGTGGAAGTCCATGTACATACTGGAGTATTGCAAGAGGAGGAGCAGATAGAGAGGTTACTTGTGATGGCATGGGATTCAAGTTGTTTATGCAGTTTGTAAGGGCATTGAATGAAAGTCATTGCAAGTATTTTTTGTATGAAAACAACTCTTCAATATCTAAAGATATTCAAAATGAAATTTCCAAAAGATTACAGGTCGAACCTGTTGAAATAAATTCAATGGAGTTTTCTGCTCAAATGCGAAAAAGGTTGTATTGGACTAATATACCATTTTCAAAAGAGTATCCACATTCTGATAAAGTTATTAAAGATATTGAGTATTCATGCAAACATGATATTAAAAGCTTTGAGAAATACAAAGATACAATTAGATTTAATAGGGATAACACTATTGTTAGTTGGGATACAAGCGGAAAAGGAAATTATTCACAACAAAATAGAGCCAGATATAATACTATCAAGATGAATACACTGCCTTCTTCTGGTAATGACAAAAATAATATTTATCTTGGTGAATATTCATTTAGAAAAATACACCCTATTGAAGCTGAAAGATTGCAGACACTACCAGATGGCTTTACTGAATGTGTAAAATCTGCTTCAAAAAGAGTGGAATTGTGTGGAAATGGTTGGACGGTAGATGTTATAGCATGGATTCTAAAAAACCTTAAATCTATGTAATTTATATCAAATAACTACTTGACAACAACATAGATGTGTGGTATCTTATGTATAGTAACAATTAAGGTTATACATCATATCGAAAGGAGGATACCTTGAACGATTTAAAAGTAAATAAATCAGGAGAATATTTTCATAAAGAAAATATGATTACTGAATTGGTTGAGTTTGAGACAGAAGCTAATTCAATAAACGCTAATCCATTATATCTTGAAGGGGTAAGAGCTGTTATAACTCGTCTGAAAGATAGAGAGCCTGATTTGATATTAAAGAAAACGGAGGAAACTGATAAATGAATGTAATTGGTATTGCATTAGATGAGTTGTATCGAATTTTTAATATTTTAAATAAAGATAAGTTCGATGAAAACCTTCCAGAACCAGTTATTACTATCCAGAAAACCAAGGGAACAACACTTGGACACTTTACTGTAGATAAAGTATGGAAAGATAAAAAAGTTCTGGAAACAAATGAGAGTACGACAGAAGAACCTGAAGCATATTATGAAATCAATATTGACCCACGTTGGTTTGGCAATCGTTCAGCAGAAGAAATTGTAGAAACTTTGTTACATGAAATGGTTCATTATTGTAATAAAGTAAATGAAATTAAAGATTGCAGCGGAAATGTCCACAACAAAAAATTCAAAACCCTTGCAGAAGCGGTAGGATTTGTTGTAGAAAAGGGAAAGAGCGTTGGTTGGGGATATACCTCTTTGTCAGATGAGTTAAAAGAATATATTCAGACCAACATTAAACCAGACGAAAATGCATTTGAATATTTTAGAGCTGGAATTACTGTTAAGCCTAAAATTAAGCGAAAGAAAACTTTATTCAAATACACTTGTCCTGAATGTAAGCAAATTGCAAAAGGAAAGAAAGATATTGCTATTAAATGTGGCAACTGTGATGTTGTTATGGAAATGGAAGAAGTTGAAGATGAGGATGGGAGCGATAACAATTAAGGTTATATGCTGAAAGGAGTAACATGATTGAAAAATATTTGAGTATTATCACAAATTTTGGATGTCACTATAGTTGTCCATATTGCATTGTAAAAAACAATAATATCAAAGTTCCCAAAACGACAATAACAGGATTAAATAATCTGAAACAAATGTTAATTGGAAATAGCTGCAATATTGTATCTGTATCTGGTGGTGGTGACCCATTGCACGAATATGAGAAGCACACAGATTGGTATGAAAAGTTGTTTGATATTCTTGAAGAGATGGGTATTCCTTTAGAAATGCATACCAACTATATTGACAGTAATTTTCCAATGAAAATGTGCAGAAGGGTTGTTTACCATTTAAGGAATAAAGAACAATTATTAAATATTTTCAGACAGGAAAATGAAATTGTTAGAGTCGTTTATGTTGTTACAGATGATATGACTATGCAAGACATTTTGGAGATTGCTGAATTTGTAAAAAACAGCAACGAAATTGATGAACTTAGTTTTCGTCAAATGGTAGATTCCAACTATAATACATCTTCTCATTTACATGACGAATTAAAAGCTGGTCATAAAAAGAATTGGTGGTATATTGAACAATGTGATTACAATTTGTATTATGCCGAGAATCACTTATACAAAAGATATGAAGATTTAAAAGTTGAATAAGGAGGAGTTATGTTGGGATTTGGAATAGCAGTATTGCATATTGTATTGTTTTTATTAACAATTTTTCAGAAGATTAGAGTTGGCTGGTTGTTGTTTTATTCTTTGGCAATTTTCATGTACACATTGATTATTTTACTTAGTAAGACTAAAGCACTGACAAAATTTGGGGTATATTTGAGTGTGCTTTCGATGCTTGGTATTATTTATTGCCTTTGTGTATTAACAGGTGTGGATATTGCAGCAATGTTCTAGGAGGTGAGAATATGATTTTTAGATTGATGAAATTCTCCAGAGAGAGAGAGAGAGGTAACTGCTTATGTTAGTTTACAAAGAAAAGCAGTTCCTCATATTCGATTTTCAGGATGGTAAAACTGTAAAATATGATTTTGCTACTAAAACCTGTATCGGAAAGAAAGGAAAAATAGTAAAAAATTTATGTTCACAGTTAAGTGGTATTTCAATGAATGAATTGATTGAAGCTTGTGAGGATAAGCAGTATGCAAAATTCCTTGAATTTGTGCAAAGAAAATGGGATTATCCAATATATAATATTGGTACAATTCTTTCAAAAATTCCATATTATCAACGATATGAGCAAATTTTTTCTGCTGGATTTGAAGATATATGTGGTAGCTTTTCAGGAACAATCAAAGAAATACCAAAAGGTTTAATTAAAATCTGCAAAGACCATAAGATAACATTGAGTGACGAACTGGTTTTATTCTATAAAGAAAATCCAAATGCTTATAATCTTCCGTATCAAATGGAGTTTATATCATTAGACGATAGAGATATACACCGTATCCTTACCAAATTAAAAAGTGTAAAGGAATATTATGGAGAGAATAGATGGCAATATAATTGGAAAGAAATAGGTATATTAAATACCTTGTTGAATGAGTATGGTTATACTGCTAAAGGATTATTCAATTATCTGGATTATCTAAAGACTTTTGAAGCAATAGAAGATACTGGTTTTGCAGTTGAAGAAGTTTATGACTATGCCAATATGATGAGACAAATTAGTAATAAGTTTGACAAATATCCAAGGCATTTTCTTACAACTCATAAGATTGCAAGTAGAAACTATTCAAGGTTGTCTCAACAGTTTGAGGAGGATAAATTTAAAGCAAGAATAAACAAAGGAATGGAAAAGACTTTTGGAGATTATACTTTTATTTATCCTGAATCAACAGAAGCCATAAAAGATGAAGCAGTAAGTCAGAACAATTGTGTAGCTTCATATATCAAAAATGTTATTGAAGGAAATTGCCATATACTTTTCCTGAGATATAAAGATTCACCTGATAAATCACTTGTTACCATTGAGGTAAGAAAAGGTAAGATTGTTCAGGCAAGACAAAAATTCAATGACCCTGTATCTGATGAGCAGCAAGAGGTTATTGACAAGTGGAATACTTGGTATTCTAAAAAATATGAAGAAAGAGAGGAACTAAAGGATGCAAGTTAAGGTAGGAGAGAAAATCAGATTAATCAAGGCAATGGGAGCTTTCACTAATATTGGTGAGGAGTGTGAAGTTACAGAGGTAAAACCAGATGGTGAAATCTCTTTTAGATTTGGTGGTTGCCATATGGGAACAATGTCGGCTGATGAAGCTGATAAATATTTTGAGAAGGTTATAACTGATAAGGTTATACACTATAGCAAAAACTCAGATGGTAAATATGTTCTGATTAAAGAGAGAGAAGGTCTTGAGGGATTAAATCTTGGTGAGATTTTTAAACTTGACGGTATTTCACTTGGAGTTGCAACAATCATATCAGAGGTAACAGACAGAACATTTTATATATCAGAAGAGATTCTTCATGAGTGCTTTGCAGAAGTAACCGAAGTAGCGGTTGGAATTGATGAAGGTATGTTAAGTGTTTCTGAGGAAGCTGTTAATGAAATCATGGAAGCTTCAGAATTTAATATTTCTACAGTATTTGGTAAATGTACAGTAGTTGCTTGTAAGCTGCCTAATGGATTTGTTATTACTGAATCTTCAGCATCAGTATCTCCTGATAATTACAGTCAGGATATTGGGGTCGAGATTTGTAAGAGAAAAATTAAGGAAAAAATCTTTGAACTGGAAGCGTATTTTTTACAGGAAGTATTAGCAAATGCGGTTATGGTTGGTTCTGAGGAATGTTGTGGAGAGTGTTGTCAGGGCGATTGCGAACATTGTTGCGAGGAATAAATCAATGCAATATATAGATAAGTATATAAATGAATACACTATATATTGTATCTAACAACACTTAAAACATAAATTTTATGTGGATATTTGGCATAAAATTCAGCGATTCTTGTAAGAGAAGTTGCAATTTTACGGTCTAAATCCCAGCTTTGCATAACTTTTAAATCATCATTTGTGAACTTACTTTTAGGTTGTTTACCCATTAACTTTACTCCTTTTTACAATCAAATTTATGTTTCCTTTTCGGGAGGAAAGGACAGCACAGTTTTATTGCATTTGGTTAGAAAGCTTTATCCAGATACACCAGCGGTGTTTGTTGATACAGGACTTGAATATCCAGAGTTGAGAGAGTTTGTAAAATCGGTTGAAAATGTTACATGGGTAAGACCTGAAATGAATTTCAAAACAGTAATTCAAACATATGGTTATCCGATTGTAAGTAAAGAAATCTCTCAGGTTATTGAGGAAGCTAGAAGGCATGAAACAACAGGAAAATATACATATCGGATAAAAAGATTAAATGGAGAATTGCTGGATAAGAATGGAAATAAAAGCATTTATAATTGTGAAAAATGGAAATTCTTATTAGAAGCTCCATTTCTTATTAGTAATAAATGTTGCAATGTTATGAAAAAGAAGCCAGCAAAGAAATATGAAAAAGAAACAGGTAATCATCCAATAATCGGCACTATGGCTTGTGAGAGTCAGGCAAGAAAAACTGCATGGAAAGTACATGGATGTAATGCTTTTGATACAAAACGACCAACTTCTCAACCACTATCATTTTGGACAGAGCAAGATATTCTTGAATATATTAAGAAATATAATTTACCTTATGCTCCTGTATATGGAGAGATTATACAGGATGATAAAGGAAAATGGCAGACAACAAAGTGTAACAGAACAGGATGCGTCTTTTGTATGTATGGATGTCACCTTGAAAAAGAACCGAATAGATTTCAAAGCCTAAAAATCACTCATCCAAAATTATGGCAATATTGTATGAAGCCTATGTCAGAAGGTGGGTTGGGGTTAAAAGAAGTGCTTGAGTTTATTGGTGTAAAGATTGAATAGGAAAGAGAAGGACAATGTTTGAGAAGTTCGGATTCAAAGATGAAAATGTAATAGCAATTACTAAATATAAGGACGATATAGTTGTTGTACCTTGCGAAGATGCTATGTCTGGTATTTATCCAGATTACAAAAAAGCACAACCAATTATTATGGGTTGGTTAGAATCATTTACATTGTTGAATTGCTCAGAATATGACGGATTAAGCATAGATGCAATTATATTCCGAAAAGAAAAAGATGGCTATGAAATATTCTTTGCAAGTGATTCACATGATGGATTCCAACCACTTACAGATAAAGAAGAATAAATTGATAAGGTTATATACCGAAGGAGGATTATATGAAAACTAAATCATGGAAGCTGCCATTGATTATTATGGCGATTATTGTAGCAATTATTGGAACATTTACATTTGGGTTCTGGGGAGTACAGAACAAAGCAATTTCTTATGAGGAACAGATTACAACTGCTAAATCTGAAATCAAGATTCAGGAAAAGAGAAGAGCCGATTTGATTCCTAATCTGGTAGATTGCGTAAAGGCTTACGATAAACATGAATATGACACCTTGATGGCAGTAGTTGATTCCAGAGGAACAAAGAGTGATGCAGCAGTAGCAGAGATTACCACTCAGATTAAAGCGGTTGCTGAAGCATATCCAGAATTACAGAGTTCAAGTAATTATAAGGAACTTATGAATGAATTGTCTACAACAGAAAATAAAATTGCCAATGTGAGAACAAATTATAATACATGGGTTACGAAGTATAATGCGTATGTAAAACATTCTCCTAATAAGCAGATTCTTGGACTAATGGGATATGAAAAAGGAGATTATCAGAAATTGGATTTTGATGTTTCAGATGATGCACCAACAAATTTGTTTGATTAAATGAGGTAGACAAAAATGGGTTATTACGGTTATAGAAAAATAAGGCATGATTTTAAAATTACAAAGAGAGAGGTATTATTCAGCATTGCGATTATAGCTGTAATGACCCTTATTGGCTTTGTGATTCATGGAAAAATAAGTGATAACTTGATGAATGAGTATCAAAAATACAATACCGCATTACAGATTGATAATAATTCTGAAATGTTCTCATATGGTATGAGAACTGATATAGGAAATGCATTTGTTCATGGTGATTTGAAAGCTGTTGATACAGTTACCTATCCTGAAATCGGTGGAGCGTATATGTATGTTGAAAAAATCAAAGAAAAATACACAATGCATACCAGAACAGTAACTTATACAACAGGAAGCGGTAAAACAAGGCAGACTCACACTAGAACAGAAACTTATTGGACTTGGGATAGAGTTGGTAGCGAAGATATAAAATGTAATGAAGTATCATTTTGTGGTGTAGTATTTGACAGTAGCAAAATAGAATTACCAGACAATGATTATATAGATACAATAAAAACATCAAGTCATATAAGATATAAGTATTATGGTATTGGAACAGAATATACAGGAACAATATATACTGTTCTGACTGATAATACAATTTCAAACAATACACCATTTTATAATGGTTTGAATATAGATGAAACTATTGACCATTTAGAATCAAGCGTTGAACTTGTGATATTCTGGATTGTTTGGATTATTGTAATAATTGCAGTAGTAATAGGATTCTATTATCTGGATAACAAGTGGCTTGAAGATAAAAAATAAGAAAGAAGAGGTAATGATATGGATATTTTAAGAGGAGACAGACTTATTTTAACAAAAGAGTACGATAAAATGAAAATGGTTGGAATGACATATGAGGTAGCGAACATTACAGAGACATCTGTAGTTATGAGAGATGCAAGAACAAAAATTGCAGTAGCAGCACTTCCGATTGATGTCGTAAATGAATACTTTGAGAAGCCTGAAAAGGTAAAGGGATGGTTGCCTTGGACACAGATTGCTGGTGAGAATGGTGGAGTAGTTGGTTTTTATAGAACCAATGGACGAAAGGTACAGGTAAGAACTGTCAATAATGTTCGCTCTGAAGCGTCTTGTCATGGAGATACATTTAATCTTTTCTTTGGTATTAGACTTGCATATCTCCGTTGTCAGCAGAAATATCTGAATAGTAATGAGCAGTTCCTTCAGAATGAATTAAATAAGGTTACTGGTGCGAAGAAAGATGTTTCCAGAACAATTAAAAAGATGATGGAGTCTTTAGAAAAGTAAAGGAGCAAAAATGAAGGTATTGATTGGAATATTTGTTTTTATCATTATAGAAATAGGATTTGTGATATTTATGTATGCATCTGGCACAAGAAGTAAAGAGGTTGATGGACAGATTCTTCAAAATAGATGGTTTGAAAGAAGTGTTACTACTCATGAAAAGGTCTTGTTAATTTGCATTACGGATAAACCTGTTACAAATATACAGAAAGACAAATATTGTTGGGTGCGTATATTTGAAAACAAAAATGAAATTCAATTAACTCAGAATGAGAAATTTTTTGTAAGCTATCCTGATAAAACAACTTTCTTTAAAGATTGGAGATTTGTAGTCGATGATTAAAAGGTTTGTCAGCAGTATCATAGTAATATCTATGATGTTGGTTATGGCTTCTTGTGGCACAACACATTCAAATTTAAAGGAATCCAATGTAAAAGAGTTCGAACCAGAACCACTTATTATAAATGATAATGAAAGTAGTGTTACACATTATGATAATGGGTACACCAAATTTCAAGATAGAATGTCAATGGATTGGGATTTTATAGACCATGAATTTTTATTGAAGATTGCTACATATAAAGGTGGTTCTGCTGAACAAAGAGCGTACACTATTTTGGTAACTTTGAATAGAATGTTGGATGAAAATTATCCAAATACAATACATGAAGTTGTATTGGATGAATTATATAATGTAGATGGTATAACCAGTTATGATTTTGAAGGTATATTATAACTGACGATGTTTCAAGACAAGGAATGGAGTTGGTTTTATATAAAAAAATTGATAACAGTTATGGTTCAACAGAATACATTAATTTTAAGTGAGGTGATATTGTGATATATCTGGATGAAGCAGCAACAACTAAACCAAAGAAAGAGGTTTTAGATACAATTTATTCTTATATGGATATGTGGTATAATCCATCATCTTTATATAGTCCAGCTCAAGAAGCTGCTAATGCATTAAAATCTGCAAAAGAAACAGTAGCACACTTCCTTAATTCAAAAATGTATGAAGTATATTTTACCAGTTGTGGAAGCGAAAGTAATTGTTGGGCGATACAGGGCTTTGTACAAAATCGTTTGAGAAAGGGTAGAATACCTTCAGTTATAACTTCTGTAATCGAACATAAATCTATATTGTCATGTGTGGATGGTATTGGAGTTGATGTTCACTTTATAGATGTTGATGCAAACGGTTGTATTGATTTAAGAGCTTTAGAAGATACTTTAAAATATGTGATTTCACAGAAAAGTGGAGAAGATATTTTAGTGTCTATTCAATATGCAAATAATGAAATTGGAACAATTCAACATATTCACGATATTGCTTTAACTGTACATAAATATGGAGCAATATTTCATACTGATGCAGTACAAGCTTTTGGTCATATTCCAATTGATGTGAAGGCATCTAAAATTGATATGTTGAGTGCCAGTGGACATAAGATTGGTACACCAAAAGGAATTGGTATCTTATATAAAAAAGAAGATGTCAAAATCAGTCCGTTGATTTACGGTAGTCAAATGAATGGATTAAGAGGTGGAACAGAGAACCTTCCTTATATAATGGGATTTGCTAAAGCAGTTGAATTATGTTCTGTAGATATGAAACAGAAAAAATATCTTACAACAATAAAACAAAGAGACTATATGATTGGTGAATTGTTAGATAAAATTGGTTGCAAGCTTAATGGTCAATATACTGACAGACTTCCCAATAATATCAATATTACTTTTAATCAAAATGTAATGGGGGAAGCAATGATATACTTGTTGGATTTGTGTGATATATATGTATCCGCTGGTTCAGCTTGTAATTCACATTCCTCAGTACCATCTCATGTATTGAAAGCTATAGGATTGTCTGATGAAGAAGCAGTAAAGTCGTTAAGAATTACTCTACCAGACAATATTACAACAGATATAACTGATAAGGTTATACATGAAATGCAGAAGCAGATTCAATTATTAATAGAGTAATATCTTAAATACTCTCAGTAAAAATTGAACGAGGATTGTTATAATTGGAAGATTGATTATTTGACAAAGAAGAAGTTGCTTAAAAATTTTAAATTCAAAATAAGCAATTCTCGTTCAATTTTATATAAGGCTATTTTGACAAAAGGAGGTGTTGGTATGAAAGAATTTGTTTGCCCGAAATGTAATAGTAAAGACCTTTTCACAAAAGCAAATGGCAATCAAATAGGATTATATTGTGGAGATTGCGGAAAATGGATTAAGTGGTTATCAAAAGATGAGTCGAGAATCTTTGAAGAACAACAGAAAAGAAATTCAGGTATTGCCGATAAGTCTGATAACAAGATTCAATGTGCTGCTTGTGGTTATCTTACTGAAGAAAAAGATTGGTACAACTCATCTATTCATGGGAGAATTAAAATTTGTCCGAAATGTGGCACATTAAGATTTATACACGATAACAACAAAGGATATAGAAAGGAAAGCTTATGAAAACATCTGAATTATTTACAAAAGAAATTGGATATATTTCTGATGAGACATTAAAAAAGATTGTGGTAGATACATTGGATGCTTCTCCAGAATGTATTCAAACCATTCCAGCATCTAGTTCTGGAAAGTATCATCCAGTGTATTCATTAGGTGATGGTGGTTTGGTTAGACACGTTAGAGCAGCAGTTGGAATCGCTCATAGCATGATTGAAACTGATATTTTTAAGAATATCGCTTTGGGTGTTGGAGCTGATGATTACGAAACAATCATGATTTATAAGGATGTAGCTTATGCAGCTTTAATTTTACATGATTGTATGAAGCCTGACGATACTCCGAAGCATGGTACACGATTTGACCATCCATTGTTAGCAGCAACTTTGTTTAAAAATACTGCTGCCAAATATGTGACAAATGAGAATATGGATTATATGAAGGCGATTATTCCATTGGTTCATAGTTGTATCGCTTCACATATGGGTGAATGGAACACAGCTCCGTATGCAAAAGGTGTTGTTCTTCCAAAGCCTAAACTTGGAATTGAAGAGTTTGTACATATGTGTGATTATTTGGCAAGTAGAAAATTCTTACTATTTGATTTTGATGTGTATGACAAGGTAAAACGATAATGAGTAAAGTAGACAGATTAATATATTTTACTAAAAAGCATATAGGAATGGATAAGGATAGCAGAATGTATTTGGAAATGATAAACAAATATAATTCACAAAAGAATATTCCAAGAGGATATAAAGTTATGAAGAGTGATGCATGGGGATGTATATTTGTATCTGTTATGGCTTTATATGCTGGTTTAGAAGAAGATATTCCTATAGAGTGTTCTTGCTATCATCAATTACAGTTGTTTAAGAAAAAAGGAACAAGAATATATTCTTCTAAATATTATCATCCTAAAATTGGAGATATTGTTTATTTTGATTGGCAGAGTAATGGATATGAACATACCTATCCAAGTCAGGTTGGTATTGTAATAAGTGTTGATGTTATCAACAATCAAATTGGAGTTGTGATGGGAAATGCAAGTGCAATGATGGGTACAGAATATAAATCTTGCGTAGTAAAAAGAATTTATGAAAAAGATAACAGATATATTATGTGTTATGTACACCCTAAATATAAGGAGGATGCATGGAAGTAGTTTGCCAATGTGATTATCAAGACATATATCGAATAAAAGATGGTGTGTTGTTGATAGTCAATAAATTCAAATATATTGTAGATGCTGAAGGATTTAGATATGCTTATGTATTTGTTAATAAAACTAATTCAAGACTCTATGCAAATGGTTGTCAAAAACATTTGAAAATATTAACAAAAGCATATCAATATTCAAACTCAAGAGCAGAGGGAATTATTCCAGTTGGTACAGTTGTATATAGTGGCTATCCAGTTAAAAAAGTAGATGCCGATGAGTGGGAATACCAGATAAAAACAACTGGTGAGTTATTCAGTGGAGATAAATCAGGTGTATTAAATTTGATTTCTCAGATAACAAAGTTAATTGAAGGAGGAGAGTAAATGTTATATTTACAGATTAAAGAAGAGATTAAGACTGCTATGAAGAACAAAGACACAGAGAAAAGAGATGTGTTAAAGATGGTAGTTGATAAAGCGAAAGCTATTGTAAAAGAAAAGAATCCGACCAATGTTACTGAAGATATTCCTGATGATGTTATTCTTCAGGCAATTCAGAAAGAGGTTAAGCAGCTCAATCAGACAAAAGATGCTTTAAAGGGCAAGGAAAATACTGATTTGTATGCTTCTACTACACTTAAAATTGGAATTTTAAGTGAATATTTACCTACTCAAATGACTGAAAATGAGCTTGAAAAGTATATCGAGAATGAGCTTATTGAGCTTACAGGAGTCAATGTAAAAATCAGTCCAAAGATTAAAGGAATGGTTATGAAAAATATTATGCCGAAATTAAAAGGAAAGGCAGACAGCAGATTAATCAATCAGGTTGTTGATAGATTACTTAACAATTAAGGTTATACATCATAAGGAGGTTATATATGAGAGCATTGTTGCTTATGCGTGGTAGTGCTGGATGTGGCAAAAGTACATTTATTGAAAAGCATGGATTAAAACCTTATGCTTTATCAGCAGATGATATTCGTTTGCTTTGTCAGAGTCCAGTATTAGACATAAATGGAGAATGTGTTATCTCTGGAAACAATGAAAAAACTGTATGGAACACATTGTTTCGTATATTGGAAACACGTATGCAGAATGGTGAATTTACAGTGATTGATGCTACAAATTCAAAGACATCTGAAATGAATCAGTATAAAGATTTGGCTGAAAATTATCGTTATAGAATTTACTGTATTGATATGACTGATATTCCAATTGAGGAAACTAAGCGAAGAAACGCAGAGAGAGAGACACTTAAACGAGTTCCTGAAGAAGTTATTGATAAAATGTATTCTCGTTTTGAAACCCAGCAGATTCCATCTGGTATTACTGTATTAAAACCAGAGGAATTAGATAGAATCTGGTATCGTCCAATGGATTTATCCCAGTATAACAAAATTCATGTTTTTGGTGATATTCATGGATGTTATACAGCTCTTAAAGAATATATGGATTCTAATGGAAATATTAAAAAAGATGAATTTTATATATTCTGTGGAGATTACATTGATAGAGGTATTGAAAATGCAGAAACAATAAACTATCTGTGTGAGTTAAGTAAATTACCAAATGTTATTTTTCTTGAAGGTAATCATGAGAGATGGTTATGGATGTGGGCGAATAATCTGATTTCTCGTTCAAAAGAATTTGAATTTGTGACAAAGCCACAGTTAGTAAAAGCTGGTGTATCTCAAAAAAGAGTACGAGAATTTTATCGAAGATTAAATCAGTGTTGCTATTTTATATATCGAGGAAAAACTTTTATTGTAACGCATGGTGGTATTAGCAATTTCCCTGACGATAACTTGTTAAAAGTTGCAACAGAGCAGATGATAAAAGGTGTTGGCAGATATGCGGATGCTGATATTGTAGATAAATCGTTTGTTGATAATACACCGCATAATATGTATCAGATTCATGGTCATAGAAATATTGTCAAATCACCTATGCAGACAACCGAAAGAACTTTTAACTTAGAAGGTGAAATTGAATTTGGTGGATGTCTAAGGGTTCTTCAGATTACTGAAGATAAATTACATCCTATTGAAATCCAGAATACTGTTTTTAAAGAATCAACAAAACAGATTGAAGAATCAGAAATGGCAGAAAATGTAGATGTTGATGTATATTCTTTTGTTTCAGAATTAAGACAGAACAAATATATTTTTGAAAAAGAATTTGGTAGAGTATCTTCTTTTAATTTCACAAGACAGGCTTTTGAAAATGGTGTATGGGATTCCATTACGAATAAAGCTAGAGGACTTTATATTGATACACAGGATTATAAAATCGTAGCCAGAGCATACGATAAGTTCTTTAATATTAATGAAAGACCTGAAACTAGAATTGGAAATCTTAAATATAAATTACATTTTCCAGTTACAGCTTATGTAAAAGAGAATGGATTTTTGGGTATTGTTGGTTGGAATCCAGAATCAGATGATTTGCTGATTACAAGCAAATCAACACCTACAGGCTGCTTTTCTGAATATTTAAGACAGGCTTTATATCGCTTTTATGGAACTGATACCATGAATAAAATTAAAGATTATATCAAAGAGAATAATGTATCATTTGTTTTTGAATGTTGTGATATGGAAAATGACCCACATATTATTGAATATCCAGAAAGTAAAGTTGTTTTATTGGATGTAGTGAAAAATCAAATGAAGTTTGAGAAATTGCCTTATGATGAATTATTCCAATTAGCAACTAAATTAGGTATCAAGGTAAAAGAAAAGGCATTTGTAATTGAATCATGGGAAGATTTTTATGCTTGGTACAACGAAGTAACAACAGAAGGATATAAATACAAAGGTAATGATATAGAGGGATTTGTAATAGAAGATTCTGTGGGATATATGACAAAGCTTAAACTCTTTTATTATAAGTATTGGAAGAAGTTAAGAGGAGTAGCACAATCTGTTTTACGATATGGTAATTACAAATGGACAGGCAGTTTATTAACTAGAGAAGAAAATGAATTTTTAGGATGGTGTAAATCAACTTTCTTAAATATGACTCCAGAAGAAAAAGAAGCTGCAAAATCATATGCCAATATTTGTAATCTCCGAAAGAAATTTTACTTATGGAAAGCAGAACAGGAGGAAGCAAATGTATAGAGTATATGACAAAAAGGAAACTACATGGGTAAAAGAGAATATTTATCTTGCTCCTAACAACGATTTATATTTAGCAAAAAAGAACCTTTTAGGTAATATGACTTTATCTCTTATATCAGATAATAGATATGTATATCAAATTGACACAGGTTTGTTGGATAAAAATAAACAGTTGATATTTGAGGGAGATATATGTAAAGCAATTCAATCGGGTATGGTTGGTTTAATTTCATATTCTTCAGACTATGGTGCATATGTATTTTTGGATTATACAGAGCATAAATGGTATCCTTTAGGTAAAGAAATTTGTCTGAATAATATAGTAGTTGTAGGTAATATTTTTGACAATCCTGAGTTGATTCCTGATTCACAGGAGGATAAAGAGGATGGTCAGCAAACATTATGATAAGCAAAGATATAAAAGAGAACGCTTAATAAATAAAGTTATCAATGGTGATGGCTATATGATTGATGGATTTATAGTTGATAAAGGACATAAGGATGGGTTAGAAGTACATTCGATTACAGATACAGGATTGATTCTAATACATAATTATCATACTGGAAAACTTATCACTAAATTAATTGCCAGACCGCAACAAATAGAGCGTTACTATAAAGATTCAGGAAAAGAAGCTCCTAAATGGTTACTTGATTTGTGCCAATGGCATCAAGATTTAGGATATAACAGAAAATAATAACGAATAATATATTGTCTAAAATACGTTAAAATAGGCATTTTTAGACAATATATTATCCAAAGGAGGAAATATGAAACCATATGATGTTGGAATGATTTGTGGTAGATTTCAGACTTTTCACAAAGGACATGAATCATTGGTTAAAACAGGATTAGAACTTTGTGATAGAGTATTGATTTTGATTGGTTCTGCTCAAGAATGTGGCACAGAACGAAATCCTTTGAATATCAATACCAGAACCAAAATGCTCAAAGAAATCTATGGTGACAATTCAAATATTATGATATATGGATTAGCAGATTTGACAAATGAAAATGATATTACACCAGATTGGGGTAAATATCTTCTCGGAAATGCTGATAGATATATTTATAAAGTTCCAGAATTAATGATTTCTGGAAATGATGAAAAAAGAACCAGATGGTTTGCAGCAGAGGACATTATAGATATGTCTCAGTTAATTGTTAATAGAGGAAGAATCCCAATTTCCGCTACTCAGGTTAGAGAATATATGGTTAAGGATAATCGTAAAGAATGGATGCGTTGGGTAAATCCTAGACTTCATAAAATGTATGATGAAATTCGTGCAGAGCTTATGACAGTACCATTTTATCAACAAATGAGAGGTGATATGTAATGGATGTGCGTATTTATATGGCTGGTGGAATGTCTGGCTATACATTAGAAGAACAGTTAAAATGGAGAAATCAAGTTAAAGATGCATTATTATATGGTGATTATGATATTATCAAAAAGCCAATATTTTTTAGCCCACCAGAATATTATTCTCCAGCAACAACAGAACATAAATCTGAAAGAGAAGCTATGGAGTTTGAATTGGCATGGCTTAGAAAAGCAGATTTAGTGGTGGTTAATTTTAATAACCCTAAAAGTATTGGTACTGCTATGGAATTGATGATAGCCAAAGAATATCATATACCTGTTATTGCATTAAATAAGGACGGTAATAAATTACATCCTTGGTTGGTAGAGTGTAGTACACGTATATGTGATTCAATGCGAGAATTGGTAGAACACGTAGCAAATTTTTATTTAAAATAAATGAAAATTTCTTGAAAAAGTAGTTCCTAAAAATAAAGTAATTCTCGTATAATAATATTGTAAGCTATTAAAGTTATACATCAAATAAAAGAAAGAGAGGTAAGACAATATGAGTAGTCTTAGAAAACTTCAGAGAGAAGTAATTCGTAACCAGTGTTATCGCAAGAATGGAAACACAAAGAATTTTAAAGCAGAGTGGGATAAGGTTCACTCAAAAAGAGTTGAAACTGTAGATGCGAAGGGTAATACAGTTGTTACCAGAAAAGTATCTAATAAGAAAAAGCGTCACAATGACAATGGCAAGTTAATTGTACGTCAGTTAAGAGCAATGAAGGCATTTTTAACAGGGCTTAAAGAAAAGAAGGCTCAGACTGATAATGCAGTTACAGAATAAATCAATTTAAAGGAGGACATACAATGTCAAATACTACAAAGAAAGTTATCAAAAAAAGTGACTGGGTATCAAGTTTTAATCTGATTGGAGCTGCCAAAATTACTGAGCATACTTTCAAGATTGATGAGAAGAGTGAGAAATCTTCTTGGATTTACAATCTGTTAAATCTTGGTATTGATTGTGGTGAGAAGTTTGGAACAGTATTTTGTGAAATGATGGGCGGTTATTCTGAGGAACAGGCTGGATTAATTTATGCTCATGGCAAAAAAGAAGATGGTTCTGATGATTTTGAGACACAGATTCAGGTTGCTTGGGAAGATAGATTTAATGATGAGATTCTTGAGACAGTTGGCGATTTATCATTTTTAACTGTAGGACTTGAAAAGACTGATAAAGGAAGTACATTCTATAAGAAATTCCTTGCCCCTTATGATGCAATCGCATATATCAAAGAGCATCTGGAAGATGGTATGGTAGTAAATGTTAAGGGTACTCTTAAATATTCAAGCTATCAGGATAAGGTTCAGGTCAGAAAGAATGTAACAAGTATTGTACTTAGCAAAGCCGATGATGTTTCCAAGTATGCAGCAAGATTTACACAGTCTGTACTGCTTAATAAGGATTCTGCAAATCTGAAAGATAATTACGATAAGGATAAGGGTGTTATGTATGTAGATGGCATCGTACTTGATTATCTGAAAGAGCTTAATGGGGTTGAAATTAAAGGTCAGTATCCTTATAATAAGCAGTTTGAATATGAGTTCCCTGATATTACCAATCAGAAACAGTGTACAACAATTATGGAAAAGCTGTTTAAGGTTAAGAAAGGAATTAATCAGGTTACATTTGAAGGCGAATTTATTGAAGGTGGTGCTACAGTAAAGGCTACTCTGGACGATATTCCAGAAGATATTAAAGACCTGATTGCTTGTGGGGTATTCACTGAAGAGGAAGCTCTTGCAAAGTGTTCATCTAATGGCGGTAGAGAACAGAGAATGATTCTTCGTAGACCAATGGTTAAACTGACTGGTGATGATAAGATTCCAGTTGTACAGAAATTTGAAGAGAAATATCAGGAAGATGATTTAATTCTTGATTATCTTAATGAAACAATAGAGCAGAATGTAGAAAATGCTATGAACGCACCTGAAGCAGATACATCTGCAACAACAGATGGTGGTTCTTCAGCAGATATGGATTGGCTTAACAATCTTTAAAATACAGTATAACTATTAAGGTTATACATTAACAGAGGAGGGATATATGCTCTCTCCTCTTATATTTAATATAATTGGAGGATTCGAAATGGCTAAATTCGGAAGAAAAAATCATGTAAACTTAGACCCTTTATCATATTCTAGCTGCCTGTTAGGTGAAGCGAAAGTCGGAAAAACAACTCTGGTAAGACAGGTATGTGAAAAGCTTGTAGGCGAAGATGGATATATGTTCTTAGAGTTAGGACAGGAGAGAGGTGCAGATGCAATTGAAGGTATTAACCATGTAAACTGCCCTGAATGGAATATGGAATTTGATGAGCTTACAAACTCTGCTGGTTTTGCAGATGTATGTGAAGATATTATTGAAAACAAATCAACAGAATATGCAGCTCTTAAAGTAGTTGTTTGGGATACATATGACCAGCTTATCACTATTGCAGAACAGGAAGCTATTCGTCTTTGGAATAAAGAATGTAGAGAAAATCAGCATCCTGAAAAGTGTACAAAGAGTATCAATGCTGCTTGGGGTGGCTTTGGTAAAGGAGAAAAGAAGGCTATTGAGCTTATGTTCAATATGAAAGCCGAATTAAAGAAAGTAGGAGTTGAGACATTTGTTATTGGTCACGTAAAGACAAAAGATGTAACAGATGTTGTTTCAGGAGAAACTTATCAGACACTTACATCTGACCAGCAGCAGAATTATTTCAATGCTCTCAAGAAAAACCTTCATTTCCTTGGTCTTGCATATATTGATAGAACAATTGCGAAAGAGAAAACAGGTAAGAAAAATATTGTTACCAATAAGGAAGAGGTTAAGAATGTTGTCAAAGACGAAAAGAGAAAGATTAAATTCAGAGATGATAATTATGCAGTAGATTCTGGTTCTCGTTTTGCTGATATTGTACCAGAGATTAATCTTGACCCAGATGAGTTCATTAAAGCAATTACAGATGCTATTTTAGCTGAACAGTCTAAATCTGGCAAGTCTCTTGAAGAAACAAAGGCTGAACAGGCAGCTATTGAAAGTAAAAAAGAGGAAAAGGTTGCAGCTATGGAAGAGCAGCATAAAACAGAAAAAGAGCTTGATGAAATTATTGCTCAGATTGTTGATTTCTTTACAGCCCATAAATCTGACCTTACAGTAATTAAGCCTATTATGGACGAGGTTAAATCAATGGGATATGCAAATCCGAAAGAAATTACTTCTGTTGAAGATGCTAAGAAGATTCTTGCTTTTACCCTTAAATAAGATTTGCAATTAATATAAATCCCTCACGTTTTACGTGGGGGAAATTTCAAAAATAGGAGTAATAATTATGGCAAGAACAACACGAAAACATATGTCAAAACAAGAAAAAGCTGACTGGGATGAACTGTATGAATATGTCAGAACAGAGGTTATGGGATATGACCAGAATCAATCTCTTTCGTCAGAAATGGTATTGAGATTAAAAGGGCTACTGAGTAATAAATTTATGGAGAACAATCACATTCAGGATACTGCAAGTTACTCCTATAAAACAGTATTAAATACATTTAAGTATTGCTCATTAGATATTCAGAGGGGATTGCGTAGTAATTCATTTAGAGATGAAAGACACCGATTCAATTATGTGCTAAAGATTGTGGAGTCTAATCTCAATACAGTTTATACACGAATGAAAAATGCGGTTAAAGCAGAGGAAAAGACTCAGACAATGGATGTTAAAACTGCGACACATACAGGTGCTTCCTACCAACGTAAAACTAAAGAAACTTCAAGTAATTTAGAAGAGTTATGGTAGGAGGTAAGTTATGGCAGAGAAGAATCAAGTAAAACTTACTGCATTTGAACAGGAAACAATTGATGCTGCCAAAAAGGTTTTGGAATATAAGATTGCTTCAGAAGCAAATGTCGTGAGTATTTTATATAAAAGTCCTGATGAGATTTATAATACAAATCTTACTATTGATGATTTTTCGAACAATGTCTGGAGAGTTTACTTTGAAATAGCTCATGAGATTATTTTGACAGAAAAGAAAAATGCTCTTGATGATATTACCATTGGAGTTTACCTAGAGAAACATCCCAAATTAAAGGCAAAATATACTGAATATGGAGAGTATGACACTATAAGGTCTGCTATGGAATATATCAAGATAGAAAATCTACAGGGATATGTCCAAGAACTTAGAAAATGGAAAGCAGTTATACAGTTATGCAAAAAAGGATTTCCTGTAAAAGAAAGACTTTCTGATTATGCGGATATGACTGCTGAAGATATTTATAATGAGTATTCTGCTTATCTGAATCATACTTTTGCAAATATTGATAGTGATGTAAAGTCATATGATATTTGCTATGGGATTCATGAGTTAATTGAAAAATTGGATGCTGGAATTGCTATTGGTTTACCATATTACGATATGCCAATTTTGAGTAAAGAAACAGGCGGTCAATATATGGGGTCAATTACTTTGTTGGGTGGTGTATCTAACGCTGGTAAATCAACAGTAGCACGTTCTACTACAATTCCAAGTATCATTGAATTAAATGAAAAAATAGTAATTATGGTTAATGAGGATTCTCTTGCAAAATGGCAAAGAGAAATGTTGGTTTGGATTTGTAATAATATTTTCAAATATGACATTCAGAAGCACGTTGTTAGAGATGGTAAGTATGCACCTGATGTTAAAGCAATGCTTCATAAGGCAGCAGATTGGCTTGAAGAAAAAACTCAGAATCATATGATTACTGTTATTCCGTTTGTTCAATATCAAACAGCAAAAGCAATTAAAGAAATCAGGAAATATGTGGCAATGGGTGTCAAATATTTTGTTCTTGATACTTTCAAAATGGATGCTGGAAAAGTAAGCGGAAATTCATGGTTGGAAATGCAACAGGCTATGGTAGACATTAAAGATACTGTAAAACAGGAAGCTCTAAATGTACATATCTTAATTACCTTCCAGTTGGAAAAGGGAAGTTCAGTAATGAGGTATTATACACAAAATAATATTGGACTTGCAAAGAATATTGTCGATGTAGCATCTACCTGTATTATGATTCGAGATGTTTTTGAAGATGAATATACAGATGAAAAGAGAGCGTTAAAAGTTTACAGATTGGAAGGTAAAAATGGGAAATCTAAAATACCTGTCAAACTGGATAAAAATAAACGATACCAAGTATTTTTTATTGTAAAGAATCAGGAAGGAGCAGCAAACCAATTTCAGATAGTTGCAGAACATGATAAATCAAGGAATATTATCAATGAGGTTGGTATTACGAATATTTCACCCGATGGATTCTAATACGGAGGTGTGTAATGGATACTATTTCATTGAAAAAATATATCTATGATAATCAGAAAATTGAATTTGTATTAGATGAGATTGGATGTAAAAACATCAAATATCATGATAATAAAGAGTTTTATTCGTGTTCAAACTATAATGGAGATAATGTAGGTGCTGTAAATGTAAAAAATAATCAATATCTAAATGTTGTCAACTGGACAAGACAAAAAGAGTTTGATGATAACTCCGATATTATTACATTAGTGGAATATAATAAAAACATTTCTTTTTTGGAAGCTGTTAAATATTTGCATAAGATACTTGGTTTGGATTTCAAATATTCCAAACCTATAAAAACTCAAAAAGTTTCCGAACAAAATGTTGCATTAAGTTTTTTAGCAAAACACAGAAGTAGAAAGCGAGTAGACGTATCAAATATTCAGACAATAGACGAAGATTTGTTAAATGATTATATTCCACTTTTATATATAGGATGGCTAAGAGAGGGTGTAATGCCTTGGACAGCGAAAAAGTTTGGATTGGCATATTCATATAAACGAAAAAGGGTAATTATTCCAATGAGATATTGGATTACAGGGGAACTACTTGGTATCAACAGTAGAACAACTGTAGAAAATTATGAAGAGTTGGGAATAAAAAAATTCTTCATTACTCCATCATATCAAAAAAGCTTAAATCTGTTTGGATTATATGAAAATTATGATTCAATTCAAAAAGCAAAACAGGTTACAGTTGTTGAAGCTGAGAAATCTGTATTGAAAAGAGATAGCTTAAATGATTCAACATTGGTTGCTTTAAGTGGACATACAATGTCAGAGGAACAGGCAGCTATTTTAATTGGTTTAAATGTTGATATTGTAATCGCATTAGACAAAGATGTGCCGATTGAAGAAGTTTGGGATATATGTGAGAAATTTTATAACAAGAGAAACGTATATTACATTCAAGACAAATGGGATTTATTGAAAGAAAAAGATAGTCCAGCAGATGCTAAGAATAAAATATACGATTTTCTGATGAAATATAAGGTTAAATATGATGCGGAGCATCATAGAAAATACCTTAAAAGTTTGCAAAAGTAGGAGGTACATATGGCAAGATTAACAAGTGAAGAACTGCAAACTCTTATGAAAAATGAGGGAGTCAGTAGAATATGGTCTTGGTCAAAATGGAATTGCTTTCATACAAGTCCATATGAGTATTTTTTGAAGTATATTCTTCATAAAAAAGAAGATAGAACTGACTGTATTTATACAACAACAGGTGGTATTGCACATGATATTATGGAAAGAAGATATACTGGCAAATTACCATATGAGCAAATGATAGACGATTTTGAAGATGGTTGGGTTACCGCATTTAATATTGCGGAAATGAAATTCGATAGAAATTCACCTGAAAAAAATGATAAGATTTCTCAGAAGTATTATGAAAATCTGAAACATTTCTTTATGAATCATACTCCATTAAAATATAAACCTGTTATTGAACAATTTGTGAAAGCCAAAATCGGTGATAATTTATTTCAGGGATATATTGATGTTTGCTTTAAGGATGATGAAGGAAATTTCAATATTTTGGATTGGAAAACAAGCAGCATATATAAAGGCAAAAAGGCTGAGAATGAGTGCGGTCAGTTAGTTGTATATGCAATTGGTTTAAATCAACAGGGAGTTCCAATGGATAAGATTCATATTTGCTGGAATTTCCTTAAATATGTTTCTATTCAATATGAACAGGCGAATGGTGCAGTAAAAACCAGAGAGGTTGAGAGATGTAAAATTGGTGAAAGCCTTCAGACAAATGCAAAGATGTGGTTAAAGAAATTAGGATATACTGACCAAGTAGACGATTATCTTAAACAGCTTTTAGATACAAATGATATTGAATGTTTGCCGAAAGAAGTACAGGAGAAATATATTATTTCTGATTGTTATGTATATGTACCACTGACAGACGAACTTATCAATAGATGGAAAGAAACTATTATTTCCACTATTAATGATATTGAATTAAGAGAAAAGGATTATGAAGAGACTCATAGCGATAAAGCATTTTGGGATACAGATGAATCTGTTGAAGCTCAGAGTTATTATTTTTCTACGCTTTGTGGCTATTCTCCAAATTTACATTTACCATATAAAGCATATCTTGAAAGAACAGAAAAAGCTAAAGACGGAGATGTATTTTCTGGTGTTGGTAGTTCTACCGTAGAAAGTAGTCCAGTAGCACAAACTAATAAGGTTATACATCATAAAGACACTGAAAACGTGGATTTATCATGGCTTGATAATATTTGATGCAAAATGGGGAGATGTAAAAAGCTTTAAATTAAGGTTCTCATTTCCCCATAAAAACCAAATTTTATGTGCATTTTGAGTGGAGGAAACATAATGGACAATGCAACACAAAAAACAATTCCATACAATGTTCTCAACTATGACAATTACACAGTTTATCATCTACACAGTGATTATTCTAATGCAAATGGATATGCAGATTCTTGTTCTAAGTTTAAAGAGTATATTAAGCTTGCAAAGAAACAAAATATGAAGGCATTGGCTTTCTCAGAACATGGAAATTGTTATGATTGGATAAAGAAGAAACAGGAATGTGATAAAGCTGGCATTAAATATATTCATGGTGTTGAAATGTATTTGTGTACTGAATTACAGGACGATGATAGAGGTGGTCATATTGGACTATATGCAAGGAACTGGGATGGGGTTCTTGAAATCAATAAATTACTTTCAGTATCTACTTTAAAAGGTAAACTTGAAGATAAAAGCGATAGACATATGTATCACAATCCAAGAATTTCTCTGGAAGAGCTTATGGGTACAAGTGATAATGTTATTATTACCTCTGCCTGTTTAGCATCACCATTAAATAAATGGGATACCACTGAAAGAAAAGAAGCTTTCCAAACATTAGTTAAATGGATGGTAAAAAATAAGCATAGATGTTTCTTAGAGATACAGTATCATAATTGTGAAAACCAAAAGATTTACAATAAAAAAATGTATTTCTATAGTAAGAAAACAGGTATTCCACTTATCGCTGGTACAGACACACATTCATCTAGCCCATATAAAGCAGAGTGTAGAAAGATTTTGCAGAAATACAAAGATAGCTTTTATGGTGAAGAGGATGAGTTTGATTTAACTTGGAAAACATACGAAGAACTGATTGCTGCATTTAAAGCTCAAAATTGTTTGCCAGAAGAAGTATATATGGAAGCTATTAGAAATACCAATGTACTTGCAGATATGGTAGAAGAGTTCACTTTGGATAAAGCGTTCAAGTATCCTACATTATATGGTGATAATGTAAGGGAACAGTGGAAACAGTTGATTTATACTAACTTTGATGAAAAGTGTAGAAATGGAAAGTTGAAATTACCTTCCAAAATATTAAGAGAATGTAATGAGTATTTTGTAGAACATCCAACTACACCTACAGATGAGTCCGAAAGAGAAATTTATGAGAATTATAAAGCAAACCTTGAATGGGCGAACACACATACTGATACAGAAATAATTGAAGAGTACAAGAAAAAGATTATTGAGGAATTTAAGGTTATGTGTAAGCTTGGTATGGAGTCGTTTATGATGTTTATGTCAGAACTGATTTCATGGGCTAAAGATAATGATATTCCTTGTGGTACAGGAAGAGGTTCTGTATGTGGTAGTATGATTGCTTTTATTACCAATATTACCGATGTAGACCCTATGGTATGGAATACAGTATTTTCACGATTCTGTAATGAAGATAGAATTTCTCTTGGCGATATTGATGTAGACTTTGCTGGTGAAGATAGAGAAAAAGTTTATGCATATATTATCAGACGATTTACTCCTGAGAAAACAGCTTACATTGCTGCATTTTCAACTTTACAGGATAGAGGATGTATTGATGTACTGGCTGGTGGTTTAGGATATAAAGACCTTGACAAAGTAATGGAAATCAAAAATAAATTTGATGAATACTTTTCAAGATATTCCAAAATTGTACAGGAAGAGGTAAACACTGAAGAACTTGTAGAAAATGGAGAAACAGAAACAGGTTCTATCTCATTTGATAATCATAAAGTATATATGCTTCATATCGCACAAGAAAAACAGAGAAAACAACTTGATGCTATCAAAAAATCATATGATAAATTAATTGCAGAGAATCAGGATTTGTTCTATTACTTGAATGGTCTGAAAGATACCATTGTTGCAAAAGGTACTCATCCAAGTGGTATTATTGGTTCTCCGATTACTTTGGCAGATAATATTGGACTTTTCTATAAGGATGGAGATTCAGAAATGCCTGTTTCCATTTGTGCAATGAAGGCAGTAGATTCATTGAACTATGTCAAGTTTGATATTCTTGGATTAAAAACAGTAGGTATTATCAAAGATGCTTGTAAGTATGCTGGTATTCCATATCCAAAATCATATGAATTGAATTGGAATGACCCAAAGGTATGGCATAATATGATTACAGCTCAACAGGGAGTATTCCAGTTTGAGGGTGACTATGCTTTCTCATTGTTAAAAGATTTTAAGCCAAACACTATCAACCATATGAGTATGGTTAATGCAGCTCTTAGACCTTCAGGAAAATCATATAGGGATAGAATGATTGCTGGAGAGCATAATGATAATCCTTCTAAGGAAATTGATGATTTACTTGCAAGCAATAATGGTTATCTTATCTTTCAGGAAGATACCATTAAATTCTTGACGGATATTTGTGGTTTTACTGGTTCGGCAGCAGATACTACACGAAGAGCTATTGGTAAAAAGGACAAAGAGTTGTTAAAACAGCAGCTCCCTAAGATTCTGGAAGGATATTGTGGTCATTCATCACAACCAAGAGCAAAAGCTGAAGAAGAAGCAAAACAATTCGTACAGATTGTACAGGATTCATCTGAGTATCAGTTTGGATATAATCATTCTACTGCTTATTCTATGAATGGATATGAATGTGTGTGGTTAAGAACTTACCATACGATAGAATTTGTTGCTGCTTATCTCAACAGGGCTGAGAACAAAGACGATACCAATTATGGTGTTGAATTGGCAAGAATGAATGATATTAAAATTAAACCTATCCAGTTCGGTAAATCTATGGATGAGTATGCCATTGAAAGGGAAACAAATTCTATTTATAAAGGTATTGCATCTATAAAATATTGTAATTCCATTATTGCAAAGGAATTGTTAGAGGTTTCTAAACAAAAGAAATATACGTCATTTATTGATTTGTTAGATGATATTGTGAAAACTTCTGTCAATAATAGACAGTTAAATATTCTAACAGGCTTAGACTTCTTTTCTGAATTTGGTAAGAATAAAAAACTATTACAGATTATCAAACTCTATAATGGTATTAAAATGAAACCAGAAGGAGCAAAGAGTCCTAAAACTATTTTGCCATCATTAAGAACGTGCAGTCAAATCAAAAAAGATAAGTTGGAAAGCTATGCTGAATATGGTTTAACAGAATATCTTGTGAAAAAATATGCTGGAAAAGAAACTGCAAAACAGTATAGTCAGATTGATAATGTAGGTCTATTGAATGAAATGGCAAATAGAATTGCCGATGAATCAATGTCAATTATGGAACAGGTGCGATTTGAAAAAGAGTATTTGGAGTATGTTACATATGTAAATCCTAAAATGGCAGATTACTACTATATTGTAGTGGATTATAAGACATATAAAGATGAAACCAAACCATATATGACTTTGCGTAATATAAAAACAGGTGAAGAAACAAAAACCAGAATCAAACAAAGTAAAATATACAAACAACAACCATTTGGAGAGTTTTCAATTTTGAAAATAGAAGGATTCACAATGGATTTTAAAAAGAAATTGATTAACGGACAGTGGACAAGTACAGATGAACAAGAGCCAATTCTTGAAGAGTACGAAGTAATTAAAAAGCAATAATAATTAAGGTTATACACCAAGAAGGGAAATATGTAAATGAGTAAAGAAGAAAAAGAATATAAGTTCTCTGGAAAAGTAGTTAGATGTACTTATGATACCCCTGATTTTCGTATTTTTGCGTTAGATGTGGATAGTAAAAAGTATCCAGACATAAAGAAGAATAAGTACAATAATGTGACGATACTTGGAGAACTGCATGAATTAACTGTAGGAGTTACTTATGAAATTAGTGCTGTTGAGCAGCTAGGCAAATATGGAATGAGTTACAAGGTGTTGAATATTAAAAGAGATGTTCCAACTACTGAAGAGGATATGTACCTTTTTCTTAGTGAGATTTTAACACCAAATCAGGCAAAAGTTCTTTATGAGAATTATCCTGATATTGTTCAGAGAGTAAAAGAAAATCGTTTAGACGATATTGATTTTAATAAACTTAAAGGTATTAAAGAATATACATTTGGAGTAATCAAAAGAAAAATCATAGAGAACTTTTGCTTGGCAGATTTGGTTGTTGAATTTCAGGGATTTCTCAACCTTTCAATGATTAAAAAGATTTATGCAAAATATACTTCTATCGAAAAGTTGAAAGAAAAATTGGCACAAGACCCATACAAATGTTTGTGTGGGTTAGCTGGTGTTGGATTTAAAACAGCAGATGGTATTTTATTGGATATGGAAAAGGCATCAAAAGCCAATATTGAAAAAGGCAAAAAGCCTATTATAGAATTTAAGAGTGACCTTAGAACCAGTCCAGAACGATGCTTGTCATGCTTACTTTATATGTTGGAAGAGAATGAGAATAATGGTCATACAAAAATGAATCTGGCAGATTTAAGAGCTGAAATGATGAAATTAGTACCAGCTTGTGCCAATCATTTTGTAACTGCGGTAAAAGCAGATGAAATTCATTATAACAAAGATACAATGGATGTGGCTTTAAGTAGAACATATAATCTTGAACATAAGATTGCTCAGACAATATTATATGTGTTGCATACAAAGAAAGATGAGTGGGATTGTGATATTGAAAAATATAGAACAGTTAATGGTTCAACACTTTCTGATGAGCAGATGGGGGCTGTCGCAAATGTATGTAAATACCCAATCAGCATTTTAAATGGTGCTGGTGGTACTGGTAAGAGTTTTAGTACACAGGCAGTAATAAATATGCTTAAAGACCATCATAAGACATTTAGGCTCTTTTCCCCAACAGGAAAGGCTGCAAAGGTACTTGCGGATTATACAAAAGAAAATGCCACTACAATTCATAGAGGTTTAGGTTATACTCCAATGGGATGGGGATATAATCAGGAACATAAGATTATGTGCGATATTGTAATTATTGATGAGTTTTCAATGGTGGACATTCAGTTATTCAAAAGAGTAATTGATGCGGTTGATTTTAACACTACCAAATTATTACTTATTGGTGATAATGCTCAGTTGCCTTCAGTATCATGTGGTAATTTACTGCATGACTTTATGGAAACTAAATTAATTCCAACAACCACATTAACAAAGGTATTTAGATATGGTGAAGGGGGCTTGATGAAAGTGGCTACAGATGTTAGATTTTGTGAGCCATATTTAACAAGTTCTATGAAGTCTAAAATGACTACTTTTGGAGATAACAAAGACTATACATTTGTTGACCTTCCATCTGAAGTTATTCCCCAAAATGTTGTAGGGTTGTATAAAAAGCTTTTAGAAAAAGGATATAGTATTGATGATATACAGGTGTTGACTGCAAAAAATGTAGGTGATTGCGGTACTATAGTTCTTAATAATATGATTCAGAAAGTAGCAAATCCGAATTATGGAAGCGAAGTGTTTATGAAAGTTGGTGACACTACTTACTTTGAAGGCGATTTGGTAATTCAGAAAGTCAACAACTATAAAGCAGAACTTGATTTACAACATCTTAGCGAATGGGAAAAGGATATGTATTCTGCTTCAGAAGATGTACCAACTGCTTTTATTGCCAATGGCGAAACTGGTATTGTAAGAGAAATTTATAAATCCTACTGTATCATTGAATTTGATGGTGTATTCGTAAAATATTATCGTGCAGATATGCAGATGATAAGTCTGGGATACTCAATTACAATCCATAAGAGTCAGGGTTCGTCCATTAAAATCGTGATTTTATGTACACCTCAGAGCCATATTTATATGCTAAATAGTAATTTGCTCTATGTGGGATTAACACGAATGAAAGAAGGTTGTTATCATTTAGGGGCTTTAAATAGCATCAATCAGGCAGTCAAAAAGAAAGCAAATTTAACAAGACATACTCATATGCAAGAGTTGTTGCTTACAATGCCAAAAGAAGAATATATGGCATTAGAAAAAAGTGAAAAGAAAAAACCAGAGATAGACGGTACAGAGGGAGATACAGAAGAATTACCTTGGATTTAAAACTACATAAAACTACTTGACATCTATATAATAGTATGGTAAGATATAGGCAAAACACGAAAGGTGTTTGTTTTCTTACCATACTATTAAGGTTATACATCAAAATAAGGAGGTGATTATTATGTATTCTATTGAAGTAAAAGATATGGATTTGGGTCAAATCGCAGAATCAGGACAGTGTTTTAGAATGAATTATATTGGTCAAGGAGCATACTCAATAGTAGCTTTTGGGCGATATGTTGAAGTATCACAACATCTAAACACTGTCATTTTTTCGTGTGATAAAGAAGAGTATGAGGAGATTTGGAAAGAGTATTTTGATATAGGTACTGATTATTCAAAAATAAAAGAGGATGCAAAGTCAGATGAATTTTTGTCTGCTGCAATTCAATATGGTAGTGGTATCCGAATTTTGAAACAGGATTTATGGGAAATGCTTATAACCTTTATTATCTCACAAAGAAAAAGTATTCCTAATATTAAAAAATGTGTTGAAACTTTATGTTATAGATATGGGAATCCGATTTCTGGTGAAGGTTTTACTGATAAACCTATAAATGAATATGCTTTTCCTACAGCAGAAAGACTTAGCACCGTATCAATAGAGGAGCTGAGAGATTGCGGATTGGGATATAGAGATGTTTATGTGTCTGAAGCTGCTAAATGGTTTGTAAAAAATATGAGTCTTACAAATGATAAGAAATATGCATATAAAAATGATATTACATATTTGTCTGTATATCCTTATGCAAAAACCATTTTTACACAGATTACAGGTGTTGGAAACAAGATTGTGAACTGTGTATGCTTATTTGCTTTGCATCAATTAGAAGCTTGTCCTATTGACACACATATGCAACAAATAATTGACAATGTATATAAAGGGATTATGCCTGAATGGATGATTAGTGATAAAGCTGGAATCCTTCAACAGTATGCCTTTTATTATAAGAAAAATAATTTTATAAAAAAAGCGAGGTATGTATGAAAAAGTATTTTATTTTTGCTCTTATGGGGATTGGAATTGGATGCGGTTGTTATCTATCTGTTTCAGCAATGCAAACTTCTGAAATGAATAAATCAAAAGTGGTTGAAACAGCGGTTGAACCAATTGTTATTGAAACTGTTAAAACAACAGTTGATGCACAATTGTCTTTACAAAATAGTGAAAAAATAGTGAAATCGCCTGTAGAAATTACTTCAGAAGAAACTGAAGTAATTGAATCTGAACCGATTTGTGAAACACCAGCTCCATCTTATGATGAAGAAGAATTATATATTTTGTCACACTTAATCGAAGGAGAAGCTGGTGGTAATTCATGGGAGCTTAAAATAGGAGTGGGTTCTGTTGTTCTTAATAGGGTAGCAGATAGCAGATTTCCTAACACAATTGCAGATGTAGTATTTCAAAGTGGTCAGTATGCTTGCACTTGGGATGGTAATTATGACAAAGAACCATGTGAAGAATCTGTAGAAGCAGCCAAATATCTTTTAACCAATGGAAGCCAAATGCCTTCTTATGTTATTTTTCAGGCTGAATTTAAACAGGGAAATGGTGTTTACGACTATTTTGAAAATACATATTTCTGTTATCAGGAGGATTAAGTATGAATTTGATTGAAAAGAATGAAAGAATTAAAGAGCTGATTGAAGTGCTTAATAAGTATAGAGATGCCTATTATAATCAGTCAGACTCACTTGTGTCAGACTATGAATATGATTGTCTGTTTGATGAATTACAAAGACTAGAAGAAGAAACAGGAACTATACTTTCTAATTCACCTACTCAAACTGTAGGATACGAAGTAAAGAGCGAATTAAGAAAAGTAGAACATAACCATCCAATGTTATCATTAGATAAGACGAAGGCTGTGAGTGATTTAGTTAAATTCCAGAATGGTAAAGATATGGTTTTAATGTGTAAAATGGATGGACTTACTATTTCTCTTAGATATTTGAATGGCGAATTGGTATCAGCAGAAACTAGGGGAAATGGTGAAATTGGAGAAGATGTTTTACATAATGTTAAGACATTTAAAAATGTTCCTTTGAAAATTAACACCAAACAGGAAGTAATTATTGATGGAGAAGCTATTATTACATATAAAGATTTCAATGAAATTAATGAATCACTTCCTGAAGGAGAAAAATATAAAAATCCAAGAAATTTAGCTGCTGGTTCTGTTAGACAGCTTGACAGTTCAATTGCAGCTCAGAGAAATTTAAAATTCATTGCATGGAAATTTGTAAAAGGTTCAACCGAAAATGATTTCTACAATCGTCTTATGGAAATGCAGAAGCTTGGATTTGAGGTTGTTTTAAAAACCTTTGTTCCAGTATATTCAGACCCTATGTTTGGTATTGAGAACGACATTGAATTATTAAAACAATCAGCAGAAGAGTTAGGCTATCCGATTGATGGAATGGTATTAGGATATAAAGATATTGCGTATGGTGATTCATTAGGAGCAACAGGACATCATTTGCGTAGCCAAATGGCTTTTAAGTTTTATGATGAAGAAGTAGAAACCAAATTAAAAGCTATTGATTGGACAATGGGAAAGACTGGTGTACTTACCCCTACAGCGGTATTTGAGCCTGTAGAACTTGAAGGAACTACAGTAGAACGTGCTTCTCTTCATAATGTATCTATTATGAAAGAATTGCAATTAAACATTGGAGATACAATCACTGTATATAAAGCCAATCAAATAATTCCACAAGTAAAAGAAAATCTAACGAAACATGGAAAAGCAAAGGTTGTTATTCCTAAGAAATGCCCTATTTGTGGTGGTAGCACTATTCTTATGAAAGAAAATGATTCAGAAGTTTTAATGTGTGAAAATGCAGATTGTAAAGGAAAACTGCTTGGTAAATTATCTCATGCAGTTAGTAGAAATGCTTTAAATATTGATGGTATGTCAGAAGCTACAATTCAAAAATTTATTGACCTTGGATGGTTGACTAGCATTAAAGACGTTTATCATTTGATTGACCATAAAACAGAAATGGAATCCTTAGATGGTTTCGGCAAAAAATCTATTGAAAAAATGTTATCGGCAATAGAAGCAAGTCGAAATACATCTCTTGAAAGATTTATTTATGCCTTATGTATTCCGTTAATTGGTAAATCTGCAAGTAAAGCAATTGCCAAATATTTTAATTATGATTATGAAGCATTTATGGCAGCATGGTTTGATAGAACTTTTGCATGGACAGAATTAGATGATTTTGGTCTATCATCACATATTTCTATGTCAAGTTTTTATGTAAATAATGAAGCCATGATTAAAGCATTAGCATCTGAGTTTACATTTGAAAAGCCAGTAATCAAACAAAATACCGATATTGATTTATCAGGAAAGACGTTTGTAATAACTGGTAGCTTAGAATATTTTGCAAACAGAGATGAAGCAAAAGAAAAGATAGAAGCTCTTGGTGGAAAGGTAGCTGGGTCGGTATCAAAGAAAACAAATTATCTTGTCAATAATGATATTAACTCAACATCTAGTAAGAACAAAAAGGCAAAAGAATTAAATATACCTATTATTACTGAAAAGAATTTAAAAGAAATGTTGGGTGAATAGTTCCTAAAATCAAGGTAATTCTCGTATAATAATAGTGGGCGAAATTATTTTTTATATATAACTATTAAGGTTATACACAAAATACAAAGCCAGAAAGTGAGGATAACAAATGTATGGTTAGAGCAGTAATCAAACGTGACGGAAGAGAAAATTCTTTCAATTCCGAAAAAATCTATGTAGCAGTTATGAAGGCTTTTAATGAAAGAGAGAAAAAAGATGGCAATGCAATTCCTGAAAAAGAGGATATTGCAAAACAAATTGCTAAAGAGATTTCTGAATCGTCAAAAGATAAAATGACTGTCGAAGAGATTCAGGACATTGTAGAAACCAAGTTAATGAAAAGTTCCAGACCAGAAGTTGCAAAAGATTATATTCTCTATAGGGATAAGCGAACAGTGGTTCGTGACAGAAAAAACAAATTAGTTCAAAAAGTAATGATAAGAGCTAAATCTCAAATCAATGAACATTCAAATGCAAATGTTGACGAAGAGAGTTTTTCTGGAAGAGAGAAAGAAGCATCTGCGGATATTGGAAAAACTATCGCACTTGAATATGAGGGGCTGTCTAAAGAAGTAGCAGAAGCTCATAAGATTATGTTGATTTATCAACATGACCTTGAAAAAGCAATTTATGGGGTACACAATTGTTTGAATTTATATTTTCAATATATTTTTAAACATGGATTTAAAACCAGAAATGGTGATGTAAGACCTCCTAAATCATTTAGTACAGCTTGTCAACTTGTTGCAGTTGCTTTCCAATGTCAAAGTCAGGTGCAGTTTGGCGGTGTTGGAACGATTCATCTCGATTATGATTTAGCACCTTTCGTAAGAATGAGTTTTTCGAAACATTTTAAAGAAGGTTTAAAGTGGGTTGAGCATGAATCAGAAGAATATATTAATCATGTACCAGATTCAATTGGAATTGAGGACGAAGAAGCTAAGTATCATACGGAAGCATATAAATATGCTATGGAAATGCTAGAAAAGGAAGGTTCTCAATCAGCTCAGGGTTTATATCATAATCTCAATACATTGGAATCACGACAGGGTTCACAAGTTCCATTTACATCTATCAATCTTGGAAGAGATACAACACCTGAAGGTAGAATAGTAACAAGATGGATGTTAGAAGCAAGTATTGATGGTATTGGCAAATTCCATTTAACAAGTATTTTTCCAATTTCTATTTTTCAGTATAAAGTTGGTTGTAATGCAAATAAAGAAGATGCCAATTATGATTTAAAACAACTTGCATTAGAATCTATGAGTAAAAGAATCTATCCAAACTGGTGTAATTGTGATTGGTCGCAAGCTCATGAAGATGAAGATAACCCAGATACCTATTTTAGTACGATGGGATGCAGAACACTCGTTGGTTATGATAGACATGGACTTGGTTATATCAGACAGGGAAGAGGGAACAATGTACCAAATACAATTATTCTTCCGAAACTTGGAATTGAGTTTGGTACTTGTTTAGGAAAACGTACAGAACCAGACCTTAAAGGATTTTGGGATGCTTTTGAAGAAACTCTTAAACTTTGTGAAAAGGGGTTACTTGAAAGATTTGAAATCATGATTGAACAATCACCTAAAGCTGCACCTTTTATGTATCAGAATAATACTATTCAAGACGCACATGAATGTAAAGAAAGTGTTTACAACGCTTTGAAACATAATACACTTGCCATTGGATATATTGGTGTAGCTGAAATGTGTGTTGCATTGTTTGGCAAGAATCACGCAGAGGATAAAAAGGTACATGAATTTGCATTATCTGTTGTCAAACGTATTAATGAGTTCGCAGCAGAAGCTTCAGAAAGAAATGATTTGAATTTTTCTTGTTATGCCACTCCAGCAGAAGGCTTGTGCAGAACTGCATTGAAAGCACTAAGAGAACAGTATGGTGTGATTGAAAATGTAACTTCTCATGATTTCATCACAAATTCACATCATGTTCCAGTATATCAGAAGATTTCCATTTACGATAAATTACGTGTTGAAGCTCCGTTTTGTAAATATCCCACAGGAGGATGTATTACTTATATTGAGCTTGATAGTACATTCGTAAAGAATCTTAAAGCGGTTGAAGATATTATTGATTATGCTTTCAAGGTGTTGGATATTCCGTACTTAGCATTTAATTTCCCGATTGATAGTTGTCTTGATTGTGGTTATCAGGGTGAGTTCAATGACTGCTGCCCGATGTGTCATAGTAGGCATATTCAACAGCTTAGAAGAGTTACAGGGTATTTAACAACAGATTGGCACAATTTCAATGATGGAAAACAGGCAGAAGTTCAAGAGCGTGTAAAACATAGTGCTTATCAGGATTCAAAGGATATTGTTGAATGGTAAGACTTGCTGGTTTTGACTGGGAATCTTTTGCAGATGCAGAAGGGGTTTCATGTGTATTGTTTATCAGTGGTTGCCTTCATAATTGTGAAGGTTGCCACTCACCTCAAACGCATGATTTCAAATATGGAATAGAAATTACTGATAAAGTAATTGAACATATAAATTCCGAAATTGATAAAAGACCTTTCCTGAGTGCATTGGTGTTATCTGGTGGTGACCCAATGTATTCTGCAAAAGAATTAATATCCATCCTTTCAAAAATCCATATACCAAACAATAATATTTGGTGTTATTCAGGGTTCACGCTCAAAGAAATTCAATCTAATCCTGAGATGTCTGCATTACTTAATCTGTGTACACATTTAGTGGATGGTCAATTTCAAATTGACAAAAGAGATATAACACTAAATTTCAGAGGAAGTAGTAATCAAAATGTTTGGAAGAAAGAAAATAATATATGGGTGAAACAATATGGGGAAGATGATTAACACAGACGAATGTGAGAAATGTAAGCATGGAACTATAGACGATTCTAACAAAGCAAGAGTTATGGTAATATGCAAAATCAAAAACAAAAAATACTATTATGGTCAATGTATTCCTTGTGAATATATGGAAAGGAAAAATAAGAATGAAGAGAATTGCGAAATTTGAAAAGGTATCTTTTGAGGAATTTATGAAAGCCATTGAGGACATTTATCCTGATTGGGATGAAAATTATATCAGAAGAGTATATGACGATATTGTTCTTCCTAAAAGAGCTACAAGTGGTAGTGCTGGATATGATTTCTTTATGCCTTATAGTGCAACATTATTCCCAAATGATACTATCAAAGTTCCTACAGGTATTCGTTGTAAGATGGATGAGGGATGGGTATTGAAAGCTTATCCTCGCAGCGGTCATGGATTTAAGTTTGGAGTTCGTCTGGCTAATACAGTCGGCATTATTGATTCTGATTATTATTATTCAGATAATGAAGGACATATGTTTATGAAACTTGTCAATAGTGACCCTGTATTATCCAAACCAATTGAATTAAAAGAAGGAACAGCTTTTTGTCAGGGAATCTTCTCAGAATATGGAATTACAGTAGACGATGAAGCTACAGCAGTTCGAAATGGTGGATTTGGAAGTACAAGTAAGTAAAACAAAAAGTTACTGATAATTTAGGCACAATATATAGTATTACATCAAACAATATATTCTATATGTTGTGCCTATTTGCACATAAAATCCAGATTTTATGAGGTGAGTGATGAATATTCTTGAAAATATAGCAAGAAATATCTGTAAAATGGCATGGTATAACATTATTGAAATAGTGTTGTTATTTGCAATTTTAATGGTAGAAATTTTTAAGTAAAACAGGAGGATAAATGTATGAATATATTAGCAATGCATAATGACCATATCAAGAAATCAAAACTAGAAAGAGAATATGGTTGTGTTTGTAATAAATGCGGTACAGTATTTATTTTTAAAAGGTCTGAAGCTTGTATTCCAAGATGTCCTAATCCAAGCCCTAGTCAATGTACAGTTAGATGTCCAAACTCTAGTTGCCAAAATATTATGACATTGGCTCTGTGTAAGGAATTTAAAACTCTTAAAGATAAAGACCAGTTCAAATATACATACGATGAATAAAGGTGGTGAGTAAATGAGGTGGTTAAAAGAAAAGATTAAACAGTGGTTAATAAAAGAAGTATTAAAGGAAGAGATTCAGAAATTAAATCAGGCACAGGCTTGTTACAACAGAGCAAGCTGCTTATGTGAGGAGTCTCTTGAAAACAATAGAGAGATGCAAAAAATGTTCAATGAGATTACCGATGTAGCAGTAGATGTTGGTTTTACAAATAAAGAACATTCGTGGGCGGTTGTGTGTATCACTGGTAGACCTGAATATGTAAAATTCATTCCTTTAAGCGGTGCAGATGCTAGAACAGTTATTGATTTCTTAAAGCATTTTCAATATTCAAAACGTATTGTTGATAGTCCATTAGGATTTAGACATATGTTGGATGGTTATTTTTATGAAGGAAGGAAAAGGAATGGCTCAATATGATAATAGTATTTGGAAAGATATAAATGGAACTGTTCGAAAAATCAGAGAAATGGACACAATGCACTTATGTTTTGTAGCCAAACAATGTGAATGTAGTAAAAACAAAGGATTGATTATAAACAAACTTCCTGAAATAAGAAAAGAATTGAAAAGAAGAATTTTTCTTAATGAATTTTCTGAAGAAGATTTTCATTTTCATATAAACGGAATACGTTTGGGATTATATTGTTTTTATCCTGACGAGGAAGAAACTGGATTAGAAGGATATTATATGGATTTATTGAATCATTATCCAATATTTTACCCTCCCGAAATGATTTTTGGATAGGAGGTATATTTGTGAAATCCAAAGAAGAATCAATAAATTTAATAAGTAATTGCTTCAAAGAATTTCCATTAGAATATCAAAATAGCGAACTGCTTATTATATGTTTTTACGACAATAAAATACATAATATAAGATATAACCCTAAAACAAAAGAAATATCAGAACCTTTACCAGATGTAGATATGTTATATATTATGCCAGAACCAAAAGATAAACCTATAACAATAAAGTTTGAAGAATAAGGAGGTATCATTTTATGAACACAGAGAACAAATCATCTGTTCTTGTCATTAAAGACAGAGGAACAGGGAAAAGCACACAGTTGGTCTATACCAGTGCAGTAACACAGTATCCAATTATTGTACAACGCAGAACCTCAATTATGCATTTGATGGATTTGGCAAATGAGCTTGGAGTAGTTATTCCTACACCTATGACAGTAGATGATTATAAAGCCAGAGGAAGAATCCGTGAAAACCATATTCTTATTGATGAAGGTTATGATTTAATTGGTGAAGCTCTTGATGCTTATATGGGTACTCATGTAGTAGCAGTTACTTTATCAGATAAAATAAAGGAAATGGATAGTATTAGAAGGAGAGTATAATGGCAAATCATTATTTAATGAAATATAAAGGTATATACAGAATCCTTCCTGAGTTAGACCAAAACACACATGATATTCCTAGAGATAGAAGAGGAGAAATCATGGATGGATATGATGATATTTACATTGCTTGCCAGAATGGAAATAAGATTTATACATACGGTCATATGAATGGCAATTCCAAAGTGGTCTGGTTGACAGCTTATATTCCTTCTATTGGTAGAGGTAGAAACATCAAGAAGGTGTTAGATGAGCAGCAGATTGAATATATCGAATATAGAGAATCTGATGTAGAAGTCGAATTTAGATTTAAAGCAAAGGATATTGATACAATTGCCATTCTTTTAAAGGCAAAAACCAGCGGAGCAAACATAAGTCCATTTAGTGTCAAGAATCTTCCAAAGGCAAAAAATGTAGAAATACCTTCAGAAGAAATTGAACGATACAGAGCTATTTCAGCTCAGGTTGATAAATCTGATTTACTTATTATCCATAAGATTACCACTTCCTTTTTAACTGCTGTGCTTGAAAAGAAGTGTAAGAAAAAAGACAAATCGTTTGATGTTAAATCAGATATGAAAAAGTGCCTGATGAGTAGACAGATAAAAGAATATATCTGGACAAAAGGATTCTGGGATGAATTTCTTTCTTATTTTGAGAAAGAAATTAAAAAATACCATAGTAATTAAGGTTATACACTGAAAGGAGAATATGATATGTTAAACAACAATATAGTACAACATCAGAGAGAGAGAGAGAGAGAGAGAGAGAGAGAGGACATTTTGCAAGCTGCTTAATGGTAATTGCTTAGAATTATTAAAGAAAATACCTGATTCAAGTATTGATATGATTGCTACTGACCCACCTTATTTAATATCAACAACCAATGGCGGTGGAACTGTCAATACTATTAAGAAGCTTAATAAATCACTCCAAGATTTAAAAACTGTAGATATTACTCAAGGATATGATATTGAACTATTTGGTCAGGAATTTATTAGAGTGATGAAAGAAATTAATATATATTTTTGGTGTAATAAAATGCAAATTTACGACTATCTGAAATTTTATGTAGGAAAGCATAAATGTAAATTTGATATTATATGTTGGCATAAAACAAATGCATTACCAACATATTCCAATAAATATTTGAGTGATACAGAATATCTATTATACTTCAGAAAAGGTAAAGGAAAATGTTTTCCTCAATCTTATGAAGATGCAAAAACATATTATATTGCTCCAATAAACCATAAAGATAAAAAACTTTATGGACATCCAACAATAAAACCGTTGGATATTACTGAAAAAATAATAAGAAATAGTTCGCAAGAACAGCACCTAATTTTAGACCCATTCATGGGAAGCGGAACTACAGGTATTGCCTGTAAACATCTTAATAGAAATTTTATAGGTATGGAATTAGATGAAAACTATTTCAATATAGCAAAAGAAAGGATAAATAATGAAATACACAAAACCAGTTGTAACAATTGAAGAAGAGAACAGACTTACGTTTGAAGATACATTAAATGATTATTTGAAACATGAATATTCTATTGAATCATCTTCTTGTAATTGTAAAACATGGAAAGCAATTTTGATTAAAAATACTCCGAAAGGAAGTGAGAAGTAATGAACACAAATATTTTTATACCAACTAAAATTAATGTAGGATTTCAGGAACGCAAAGATACCTATACAGGAAAGTTGGCATATGTAATTTACTTTGATGAAAAAGGTAAATTACGAAAAGAAACCTCATGGCAAGGCTGGAGAGATGAAAATATTCCAAATGAAATCTATGATAATGAGCCAATGGAAGGATTTGTATTAAATAAGAAGGTTGGTGGAGATAGATATGGTTGGAATCCTAGACAGACATACACCAGAGTATATGACCCTAGAGGGTTTGAGTTTGAAATTACAATTCCAAATCTGTTGTGGATTTTAGAAAATTGCAACTGTATCAAAGGTAAAGGACTTGAAGGTGAATTTGTTTATGGTTGGGATGGCAAAGAATTAGTTCTTGTACCTGTAGAATCTTCAGACTATAAAGAAATTCAGGAAAAGAACAAAGTCATTCATAACAATACATTTATTAAAGCAAGAGATTTGATAATTGGTGCTACATATGAAGATTTGAATGGTAATCAATATGTATATATGGGAAAATCAAAGCCTTGGAAAAATCAGTCAAATTATTATTACCATGAAAGTCATGGTTACTATTATAGTAACAATAGAAAAGAAGGATATGAATATCCACTTGATGATACATGGTTAATCAGCAAATGTCGAAGTAGTTATTATAATAAAAACCTTACTTACTATAGAAGTATTCAAGAAGAAAAGAATGAATTTTTCTTTATTCTTCTTGGAAATCCTAATGCTGAATATAGTTGGTATAGAGAAAATAGAGTAACACATATGAAAGCAATCACAAGAAAGTTCACCCATATGGTTCTTGAAAAAAGACCAGATTATCCAGATATGGTTAATCTGTTATATAGCAATGCTGAATATTGTCAAGAAGATTTTGAAGCAGATAAGCTTATTGATTTACCATACGATATATTTGTTGCTATGGCAGATGCAACAATAGTTAAATCTTTTGAAAGAGATTATAACTATTCTTTTAAAGTAGGAATAGAAAAAGATGGATTACTTAATAGTAAAGAAATCTTATATTCAAGAGAAAATAAGAAATGGTACATTCACGAAACCGTTTATGAATCTTATGAGGAGAAAAAATGGTGTTCAAATGAAACAGTAACAAAGACAAGAGAAAAAACAGTTAAAAAATATTTTGATACTATCGAAGAGTGTTATAAATATGTGCATCCTGTATATGGAGAGCATTATTTAAAAAATGGATATTTAGAAAAGAGGTATTATTATGGCACAGAAAAATGATGAAAGAATTATGGAACTGAAGAAAACTATCGAGAACAAAAGAAAAGAGCTTGCATCTAAACCAACAAGATTCAATCCAGTAACTAACTGTTTATTGGTATTGGATAAAGTTACTTATAATTTGCACGTAGATTCCGATGAAATGTTATTGATTAAACTGAATAGTATTGCATTATCCGCAAAGGATTTAGGAATTTCTACTGCTACATTAAAGATTTCTGGAAGCTCTTTAGATGATTGGATTGCAGACGTAAAAGCTTATCTTGAAGTTAAAAGCTATAAATCTGAAAAGAAAAAACTGGATATGTTAGAAAAGCAGCTTACAGCTTTATTATCTGACGATAAGCAGACAGAACTTCAGATTGATAATCTGGCAGCTATGTTAGAGTAAAACAGCAAACTATTAAGGTTATATGCTAGAGAGGGTTAAATATGAATATTGAACAGATTAAAGAAAAATTGAAATCAGAAGAATATGATTTTCTTAGAACAGACCCACATTTAGGAAATAATATTATCCTGTTAGGATTAGGCGGTTCTCATGCCTATGGTACGAATATTGAAACATCCGACTTAGATGTTCGTGGTTGTGCAATAAATAGCAAAATTGAAATTTTAACAAATGTGAATTTTGAACAGTGCTGCAACGAAGCTACAGATACAACTATTTATTCACTTAATAAACTTATTCATTTATTGAGTAATTGCAACCCAAATACAATTGAATTACTTGGACTTAAACCCGAACATTATTTATATGTTTCTCCAATTGGTCAGGAACTTTTGGATAATAAAGATTTGTTCCTGTCCAAAAGAGTAATTCAATCATTTGGTGGTTATGTATATAGTCAGTTACGAAGATTGGACAACAAAGCAGCAAGACTTGTAGGACAGTCTGAGAGAGAGAAGCATATCCTTAACAGTATTCGAAATGCTTCATATGACTTTAAAAATAAGTATTTTCCATTTGATGAAGATTCAATAAAGCTTTATATTGATAAATCTCATCAAGAAGAAATGGATACTGAGATTTATATGGATGTAACACTTTCTCATTATCCACTTAGAGATTATAAATCAATGTGGAGCGAAATGAATAACATTGTAAAAGACTATGCCAAAATAGGAAAACGAAATAAAAATGCTATTGAGCATGGTAAATTGGCAAAACACATGATGCATTTAATCAGGCTTTATCTTATGGTGATAGATATTCTTGAGAAGAAAGAAATTATTACTTATAGAGAAAACGACCATGACTTTTTAATGGAAATCAGAAATGGTAAATATCTTGATGTCAACCGTCAGCCTACCGAAGAGTTCTTTTCTATTGTAGAAAATCTTCAGAAACGATTCGAATATGCAAAACAAAATACGGATTTACCAGACAATCCTGATTATAAACGCATCAATGAATTTATGGCAAGTGTAAATGAAAGAGTAGTAAGAGGTGAAATTTAATGGCACTAATAGGAGCAATTATTGGAGATATTATTGGAAGTCGATTTGAATTTCCAGACCAAAGACCAGAAACATTAGATTGGGAACATTGTCCACTTTTCAATGGTTACTTGAATGAATTTACCGATGATACTGTATTGGCTATTGCGACTAAATATGCAATTGACCATTATAAAGGTAATTTTGGAAAAGCCTATAAAGAATTTGGTAGAAAATTTCCTGATGTGGGATATGGTGATATGTTCTTTAAATGGTTGAACAATAAAATCACTGATTATAAATCAACTGGAAATGGTTCAGCTATGAGAGTTGCATATATAGGAGATATAGTACACGACATTAATTCTGTTATAGCATTGTCCAAAAGTTCTGCAATATGCACACATAATACAGAAGGTGGTATTACAGGAGCTTGTATGACTGCATCTGCTATTGCAATGGCAAATTCAGGATATAGTAAAAATGATATTCTGAATATTTGTCAACTGACTTACAAAGGGAAATTGTATGATGGTACACAAACAATGGAAGAACTTCGAAAATCATATGTTTGGAGTGACAGATGTGAATTAACTGTACCAGTAGCAATTCAGTGTTTTGTTGAAAGTTATGATTATGAGAGCTGTATGAGAAACTGTCTAAGTTTACATTGCGATATGGATACTATGTGTTGTATATCGGGAGGTATTGCAGAAGCTTATTATAAAACAACAGGATTGGACGATAAGAAAATTCTCAAAACATATTTACCACCATATTTATACAAGTGTATTGAGGATATTGTTGAAAAAGAGGAGAAAACAGATGATTGCAAGTGATAGAGGATATATGACATTTAATAATGCCATGATTCCTGAAGGAGCAAAATACCTCATCTATATTCTTACAAAATATGGAAGATTTCAGGCTTATTTGGTTGGTGGTTGTGTGAGGGATATGTGTATGAATCGTATCCCTCATGACTGGGATATTACCACAAATGCTACACCAAACGAAATGATTTCTATTATAGAAACTATTTGTAAAAGAGATGAGAGAAATATTCAGATTGTTCCAACAGGATTAAAACATGGAACAGTTACTTTTGTACTTGATGGTGAAGGATATGAAATAACAACCTTTAGAAATGATGGTGAATATTCCGATAATCGTAGACCAAACGAAGTAACATTTACAAACAATCTTCTTGAAGATTTATCCAGAAGAGACTTTACAATCAATACAATTACATACAACCAATATATCGGATTTCAGGATTTTTATGATGGAATAAAAGATATAAGAAATAAAGTAATTTGTTGTGTTGGAAATCCCCAAGAGAGATTTAAAGAAGATGGTTTGAGAATACTTAGAGCCATAAGATTTGCAGCTCAATTAAAATTTATAATTGAAGAAAATACATCTCAGGCAATACATAGTGAAAGGGAATTACTTGATAATATTTCTCAGGAACGTATTTCACAGGAATTGTCAAAAATTCTTATGAGTGAGAATTGTGGCAATGAAGTATTAAGAGAATATGCGGATGTAATTTATCAGATAATTCCTGAGATTAAGCCTATGATTGGCTTTAAACAAAATAATCCATATCATTTATATGATGTCTGGGAACATACATTACATTGCATGGATGATGTTACTTCAGATACAGATTTAATTACCAGACTGGCTATTTTCCTTCATGACATAGGAAAGCCAAACAATTATGTTGAAGATGAAAATGGCATTGGTCATTTTTATGGTCACGCACATTCATCATATGCTATTGCTCAAGAAGTTTTAAAAAGACTTCGCTATAGCAATGATATTGTTGAATCAGTATCACAATTAATTGATTGTCATGATGTTACTTTAACTCCGACTAAAGCAGCAGTAAAAAGACTGTTGAATAAATTGGGCGAAAAGCAATTAAGAAGATTGCTTGTTTTAAGAACACATGATATTAAAGGTCAATCATCCAAAGATATAGAATTGAGACTTGAAAAGGTATATAAAGTATCAGAAATTTTAGACTGGATAGTTGAACAATCAGAATGTTTTCAATTAAAAGACCTTTCTATTAATGGTAAGGATTTAATAGAAATCGGTATTCCAGAAGGGAAGCTAATAGGTAAAATACTGAATCTTTGTTTGGCATATGTTATTGATGAAACTGTTGATAACACTAGAGAAGAATTATTCAAAGTGGCGAATATGTTATTTACCGCCAATCCAACATTATATACAGGAGGACAAACTAATGACTAAAGCAGATAGATATTTAGGACACGAAATATGCGATATTCTTTCAGAGGGATATAAAGACGTTAATCCCAGACCAAAATATGCGGATGGAACACCAGCCCATACAATTTCAATTAATCAAGTAATGAGAAAATATGATTTATCAAAAGGTGAATTTCCTATTTGCACTCTTAGACCGATGGCTTGGAAAACAGCTATTAGAGAAATCTTTGCTATTTATCAGAAACCCACAAATGATATTTCAGAAATGGAAAAGATGAATATTAACTGGTGGAAGCCGTGGGATATTGGAGATGGTACTATTGGTCAGAGATACGGTGCAACAGTAAAAAGATACGACCTTGTAAATAAACTTATCAAAGATATTGAAACAAACCCATATGGCAGAAGAAAGATTATGTCATTATGGCAAGAAACAGATTTGGCAGAAACAGAAGGTCTTGCTCCATGTGCTTTCCTTACAATGTGGAATGTTAGAGGAGAATATCTTGATATGACACTCATTCAGAGAAGTGGAGATATGCTTACTGCATCTGGAGCTGGAGGAATGAATGAAATTCAGTATGCAGCATTGCTTATGATGATTGCAAGACATACAGGATATAAAGCTGGTGTATTTTGCCATTTTGTACAGAATGAGCAGATTTATGACCGTCACGAAGAACAGGCAATAGAAATCTTTAATAGATTTAAAAAATTACTTGTTCATGAAGAAGATAAAATAATTCGTCCAGAGTTGGTGCTTAATCCAGAAAAGAATAACTTTTATGATTTTACTATTGAAGATTTTGCCTTGTTGGATTATGAACCAATCAGACCTCAGTTAAAACTTGACTTAGGCATTTAGAATTATACAAGGAGAGGAATAACATTGAAAAATACAAAATGTAATCGTTGTAATAAAGTAAACAATTACAAGAAAAAGTGTGAAAAATATAAAGCAAAATATAAAATAGCAAAATCTGGTTTATCAGACGAAGAAAGAGAAACAATTATTGAATTGATTTGCAATGAACAAATCAAACATATGATTGTGAAAAACGAATATGAATCTGATAGATATAATGCTTTAGAACAACTGAAGGCAAAAATAAGAATCGTATAGGAGGGCATATTATGATAGCAGCAGTAGTATGTGTAGATAAAAATTTTGGCATTGGTAATAAAGGAGAATTGTTGGTTAATATTCCAGAGGATATGAAATCATTCAAAAAGATTACTTCTAACGGTGCTGTAATTATGGGAAGAAAAACATGGGATTCTTTACCTAAGAAACCACTTCCTGATAGAACCAACATCATTATCACTAGAAAATGTAAGAAAAATCCAAAGGTTCAAAAAGATGGTACAATTCATTCCAATATGAAATGCATCAAAGCTTGGTTAGCTCAAAAAGATGTAATTGATAATAACAATGGTATTTATGTTATTGGTGGTGGACAGATTTATTCAGAGCTTTTAAATTCTTGTGAACGTATATATATTACTAAAGTATTTACAGAATTAGATGCAGATACATACTTCCCTAATATTGATGAGAAACCAGAATGGGAATTAACAGAAGCATCTGAGATTAAAGAGCATAAGGGAATACAGTATCAATTTTGTGTTTATGACAGATGCAATTATGTAATCACAAATACACAAACTCCTAAAAACTCTAATACTGCAAATGGATTTGATTTGGTAGTAACAGTAAAAGCTTTTAATGGATATAAAACAGTTGTTGTTCAGGTAGATAAAGATAACAAGGTAAATGTATTTGCAGATACATGGGAATATCTTCACAATGAAAAGAATCTTATGAAATTTATTGACAAAGTACAAGCATTTGAGAAGGAGAAAAACAATGGATAATGACAGTAGATTAAAAGTTGGTGATATTGTTCAACATTTCAAAAGAGAATTTTTAAGAGGTAGCTGGGTGGATTCATCCAGCAAATACCTTTATAAAATCATTGGATTTGCTCAACATTCAGAAACAAAAGAAAAGTTAGTTGTTTATCAGGCATTATATAAAGATGAAAAGTCAGGTGTCAATTTTGGATTATATGTAAGACCTTACGATATGTTTATGAGTGAAGTTGACCATTATAAATATCCAGAAATTAAACAGAAGTATAGATTTGAAATATTTCATACAAAAGAGGAGGTAAGTCAATGATTGTATTAGTCGGTGAAAGTGCCAGTGGTAAATCAAGTATTGAAAAAAATTTGGTTGACAATTATGGTTATAAAAAAATTGTATCATACACTACAAGACAACCTCGACAGGGGGAGATAGATGGTATAGATTATCATTATATTTCTGAAAGTCAATTTATCAAACTTCAAAAAGAAGGATATTTTGCAGAAGTAGGAGAGTACAATGGGTGGTATTATGGTACTGCCAAAAACGATTGCATTTCAGATAAGGTTGCTGTTGTAACACCACATGGATTAAGACAGCTTGCAAAAATTCCGAACTTAGACATTCATGCTTTTTATATTAATGTACCTCGTAGAGATAGACTGATTAAAATTCTTCAGAGAGGTGACAACATTGAAGAAGCATACAGAAGAAGTTTGTCTGATGTAGGACAATTTGATGGTATTTCAGACGAAGTAGATTACATCATCAGTAATGAAAATTATACTAAAAGCATTGACGAAATGACAAAAGAGGTATTGGCAAAATTAAGATAACCTACTTGACAACTACATGGAACGACTATATAATATAGAAAAGGTCGTTCTCTCCATATTACAGGGCAAAAGCTTTTATCCACTTTTAGGGCAAAAGTTTCAGCCAGTAAGTAATATCAAACTCACGTAAAAATGAGTATAAACTCACGTAAAAATAAGTGCAAGTTTATATCAAAC